TTTTCATTTATCCGCTATCATCGCGGCTTACCCTGATTGTAAACATAGGGATTATTTGGGTTATGCCACTTGAATTATAGTGGTTCGCCGTTGTTCGCAGATATGGGCGCAAAAGAAGCGTGGGCATTCCTGATTGGTTTAGAAGGTATCGCCAAATACCTGGAGCCCTAACAAGGAAAATGCCCACGCGGATACGCAGGCATTCACCATTGTTTTTAAGGGCTTCGATGAAATTGGCGATTTTTCTAAACCTCAAAACAATAGCAAACGCTATAATTTTCAATATGTCACCACAAATGTAGCAAAATATGGTGATAAGGAGGCCAAAATCGCTGAAAAATCATTCACTTGCGCCTAAAAGGACAGGAAATCGTATGAAACACCTACTCCGAGATAAGGCTGGAATCCGGCGGACGTGACCCCGTACCCTGCCTGTACGCCGACATGCCATCGGCGTTGTTTCTCGCGTATGCGGACGACCTGCCGCTCGGGGAAGATGAACAGGCTGTCAAGCGATGGCCGGTAGCCGCTGACATAGGCCCTGTACCGATCTGTCTCGTACCGCTTCTGCGTGATGGGTATCTGCACCGTCACGCTGTCGTCCGGCTCGGTAGGCACTGTCACTTCCATGCTGTCAGGCTGTTCCGCCTCCACTTCGTTCCCCTGTCCCTGTCCCGTCGGCCCGTCCTCTCGTGGTGGGATGGCGGGGAGCTTTTCGGTGACGTAGCGTATGACCACGCTGTCCCGGGGCACAGGCTTGTAGTATGGGATTGTGTCGATGACGGTCAGCGTGTCCGTAAAAACGCCACAACCGCCCATTTCCGGCTTTTCACGAGCCCTGTGGCACTGATATACGTTCAGGCACAAGAGAGCTCCCACAAGGGCGTAAACAAGGAATTTCCGCAGCTCTTTCATCGCTTCCCTTCAATGTAGTCCACAATGCCCCGAACATGGAGCGCCACGACAGCCTCCATGCCCTCTGTGGAATTGAGCATGGCGAGGTCGTCGCGATTGTCCATGAATAGGTTCTCGGTCAGCACGGCGGCGCAGGCCGTGTCCCGGCAGATGGCGAGGTTCTGTGCCCAGTACGGCTCCTGCGGGGAGTACCTGCGCACCTTCAGCCCCTCTTCCTCCGCCGAGGCAACCAGCGCCCGCGCCAACTTCTTGCTCTGCGCTCCGGCGTTCAGCGAGACATGCGCCGACCAGCCCCGTGCCGTCATCCAGCCGTTTCCGTTGCCTGCGGCGTTGACATGCACGGAGACCAGCAGGACATCCGCCTTGCCCACCTGCGTACACAGGGCGTTCACGCGGCGGCAGCGTTCCGACAGGGGAATGTCCCGCTCCTCCGGCACGAGGAGTTCCGCCTCATAACTCCTGCCGCGCAGTTCCTCCACAATGCGGGCGGCAATGTCTCTCGCCCAGCGGTATTCACGGAACAATCCGTCGGGGGAACGTTTCCCCGGGGTTTCCGCCCCGTGTCCGTTATCAATGAGTATTCTCATGGTCAATCCCTCCTATCCGTTACAAAAACCAGCCGATTTGAGAACCAAGCAACGCCCCGGCCGCCCCAGCCAGCAGGTCGTACCAGTCCCAACGGCTGTTGGGATTGAAATAGTCCCCGACCTCCTTACCGACGGCGAGGCACGTGGAAGCCGTGAATCCAGTCAGCACAGCGATGCCGGAGGTCGATATGATACCGAACACGACGGCCACAAGAATTGCCGCAACGAGGCAGCACACGAAATGGATGATTTTGTCTGTTTTCATATCCGTAAAAATTTTATTGGTTGATGAATGAATCTTCCTATTTGAACTCGGGGAGCAAGTACTGGATGTTCATCGCCGCATCGTGCATGATGGCCCTGGCTTCCTCCTCATTAACCTGCATTGGACGTGTGAACTCGCAGAACACGCTGCCTACCCAATCGTGCTTGCCGTCATTCAGACGTTTGATTATTGCTGCCTGACAGCCGCAGGACGAGAGCATAGACTTGGCGAACTTATCGTCCACTTGCTCATCGATGTCCGTTATGAACATGAAGAGGTTCTTGTTCAAATCAGAACTGAACTTTGCCACCTCCGACATTTTGAGGTTCTGTATCTTGTCTCGCATTCCCTCCACGCCTTTGCGCTTGACCTCGTAATATACCGACAGCATACACTCGTTTCCGAGCGGATGCGGTTGCACGATATACACGCGATCGGCCTTTAGCTGGTATAAGATGTTCCACAACTCCCCAAACACGACTGCTGATCCGTCGTTGCGACGCTTGCTTTTTATCTCTTGGTCTTGTTTGAACTGTTCAATCTTTAGGTCTGTGAGTTTGTCTTTGGTCTGCTGGTTGTACTTGAACCAGAGGCCGAGCACGCCTGTGATGATTGTGCCTATGGCACTGATGATTACTGCTGCATATTCCATATCTTTTTGCAAATATTAAGATGTTATTTCTGAATCTGGCATCATATCGCTCGTAACCATCCAATTACCGTTTATGCAGATAAATTGAATGAACCCTCCTCTTGAACAATAGATCTCTTTAACTGGCTTTAATCCGTATGTAGAACTTTTTGAAAGCGGGTGATATATGTTGCCGTTACCGGACAAGTCTGTTTCTCCTTTAATCCATAAAAAAGGCGATGACCTTGTTTTGATAGGGTTGTCAAAGACATTCAACACAACTCCATCAAACTTTTCATCGTTCGGAAGAGTTAAAACAAGAGAATAGCCTGCGCTTGATGATGTCTGTATGTTGAAAACGTTTTTTACGATGTAAACGGCTCTGTAATCGCTATCATATCCGTTAAACTCCGCAGCTTTGTCAATGTCTGTAAATGGTATTTGCAAAAAACCGGAGAATATGCCTTTTGATGCATATATGGTACCGTCGTGAAGAACCCGATAAGGAGCAGTTGCTTTTTCGGCCTCTGGGGCTCCAGCCCAAATCCGAACATCGCTATCCGAAGTTCCGATTCCGTTCATTCCTGCGTTTACTCCATTATCATTTCCTATACCTACAAGGCCGGAAAGCAGACCGTCGATGAAGTTGATTCGACCTCCTATTTCACCGAGTAAAAGGTCAAAATACGTCTTCCCGTCTGACGATACGATTCGATCTGTCGTGATTCGGCCGGGCAAAATCTCCGAGAATCCATAGAGTGATACATAGCTTCGCGCTCCGTCGTACTCGCTGTTCAGCACGCCAACAAGTAGGTGATAGTAGCCTGATACATCCTCCATTCCTATGGCTGTCTCGGAGAGGAGAAACTCGCCCGTCTGGGCCGTTTCAGACACCTTGGCGTAGAGGTAGAACTTCTTCGTCCCATCCTCAATTATAGCCGAGACGTAGGATGGTAATGCCCATATCTTGTACTCGCTGTCGGCATGGCTGGACGATATGTCCTTTATGCCGATAGTCATGTGCTGGATGAAACTTGCTCCGACGGTGAGCTGTCGCTTGTCGTTGTTCCACGACACGGTGTCTGCAGCCGCTGTGAGGTCTTCGGGGCTGTTCACGAAGCGAAACTGAAGGCTCTCGTCGCCCACGAGCATCATCATTGTTTGCACTGTAAGCGGACTTATGGAATTCGTGAAGTTGTCCAGCATAGCGTCCTCCAACATCTTCATAGTCTCCTTGGCATCCCGGAAGCGACGTTTGGTAAACTGTAAGGCCGAACGGTGGTTGTCCTCCACTACCACCTCCTCGCTCTTGAGCTCCCGCATCGTTGTCGAGAAACTTCCCGTGACGGTCGAGTTCGACAGCGTGAGCTCGGGGCTGTGCGGATTGTTGATGTAATCTTTGATGCCGGTTATGCGCACCAACACACCATCTTGCTGGAAGTGCTCGTCAGAGAAGCGGATGTAGCCCCCCAGCCGTATTCTGCCGCCAATGTTCACCCAATCTTTCTTCGCCCACAGTCCGTCCAGCTCGCCCGTGAAGGAGAACTGCATCTCCTCATTGTCGAACATATACCTCACGGCGGCACGGAACATATCCCACTCCGCTCCCGTCTTTGTGGAGTTGTCACAGATGTAGGCATCGGGAAGCGTGCAGTTGAATATGGCGTATGTGTCCCCGATGGCGGGAGCGAACGTATCGTTGGGCATGATCTGCCCGTCAATTTCCTGCGGCACGATCTCAAAGCGGCGGGCGGCCTTCTCGCCTTTCGCCTCGTGGTAGTATTTCTGTATGTCGAACTCCTTGCCCACCAGCATTCCGCTTTGGAAACGGATGGTCATCGGTTCTTCCCCGATGCGATATTTTTCATAGTCAAGAGCAGATGGTATACTGCTGTCCACGATGTCGTAGAAGTGGTTATCGGCATCCTCCACGACGACCGCCGACACTGTGCCCACACGCTTGGGGTATATCTCCGAGCAGTCGAGGCTGTCCTCGGCCTGGCTCGTCAGTTCTCTGTCCGCACGGCGTATGGAGAGACCCATATCGTCCACGATATAGGTTCGTGCGCTGTCGATATTGAAGCCATCCTCGTCCTCGAAGTGCTCGCCGTCGTAGGCTATCTGTTGGTTCTTGGGCATGAGTAGTTCGCTGCTGCCGTACTTACTGCGGTCAATGTTGTCCGATCCACCCTGCGCGAAAAGTATCTCGACGGGAACCTTGTCCCCGAAGTTGGCACGCCCCACGCCGGGCTTGAAGCCGTTGCCGCGCCCGTAGGAAAGGGCGAGGGGGCTGTTCTTGTTGTACTCGACCTTGCGCAGCGACACGGTCTTTCCCTCTATCTCGAACTCCGTCTTCAGCTCCGATGCCATCTGCGCGAGCGCGTCGTAACAGAATGCATGGTCATAGCTGATGAGTACTTCCGTCCCCTCGATGCAGTCTCCGACCGTCCAGCCGCTGTCCCGGCGGTTCATGTTGTCCACGAACATCTGGAGGTGCTCGTGCGGTTTCGCCGTGAGCGGGAACTTCAGCCGCCCGTCTACCGTGTTGCGGAACTTCCATATCCGTGCCTTGGCCTCGGCAGCCTCCATGATGACGGTGTACTCGAAGTTCCGGTTGTGCTTCTTCTTGAAGCTCTCGGGGCGCATGAGCGTGTAGCGCATGTTCTGGAACTCGCACCAAGCGCCGACGGGTATCTCGACATGCTCCGCGAGTGAATAATGCAGAGTGATGTTATTGTCGCCCATGATGGCCCTGTTGCGGTAACTGTCGTCGTCCACTGCAACGTCAAGTATTGTTTGCCCGGTGCTGTCGTATATTGTCATAGTCTGTAACCTTGTGTTCTGTTTGAAAGGCAAGAGGCTGTTTTATTCAGACCTCTTGCCGGTGATTGGTGCTTGTTAGATGACGGCTTCAACATAGATACCATCCAAATCCTTTAGAGGATTATATACGGGTATCTCAGTATCTCGAATGCATTTGTACACTTTTCCTGACTGGCTGTAATACTTGCCTTGTTCAAGTTCCATATTGCCGTTGTAGGGGATGGGGTCTTCAAGCGTTCCTGCCGCACTCTCCACGATTTCCGTATAGAGGCTTTCCGTGCCAGTGCCAGGGCGGTACTGCTCCTGAACGGTGTGCGCTTGCAGGACTTTCCACAGCTTGCCGTCACACTGCATCTTCTCATCTTTCTTTACCGCCTTGCCGATAAGGGTGTTCCAGTCGGGGTAAACAGACTTGACGGCCAGTGCCTCGCTATCCGTGAGGGTCATCGTGTTCACGGTCATGGTCAGCAGCTTGGCGATGTCGGCCATTCTCGGTGTCGCGGCCATCACTCTTGTCTTAACACCGCCCGTTGTTTCCTCTCCCAAGTCCTTGCGCACCTGACGCTTCACTTCCGCCACATAAGACAGGTAGGCCGTGTATTCGTCCACGATGTCCGCCTCTACGTCCAAGCCCTGCTGATAGGCGTTGAACTTGTTGACAAGGCCGATTTCGTCCGATGCGCTGTATTTCTCCCTTATGACAGCTTCGATAACCTTGTCAGCCGTTGTAGGCGGCCATACCGTCACTTCCTCGCACTTCCACGACGATACCTTTTCCTGCTCTGCGTTTTCTTCCGTCTGTTCAGGTACTACTTCCTCGATGTTCCAACGGTACATGAAAGAGCCGTTTCCCACTGCCTTCCAGTTGGAGGGCTTGTTGTCATAAAATGCTAACATAATAATCTTTTTTAATAATTGTTTGTAACAAATGCTTGCTGTTGCTGTGCTGCGCCCAACCGAGCCACGGTGCCACTTCCTGCTTGTACGCCTTTACTGGCAGTGTCGGCCTCCGCCTGTTCAGTCTTGCCGCCGCACGGCAAAAGTTCTTCTTTATGCTCTTGCGTATCAGCTTCTGCTTTCGGTAAAACTTGTAACCGACGTAATCCAATGCCCTGCCGCCCTTGTCGTAGCGGTTCTCGGCTATCGGGAATATCTGCCAGTTGTCCTTTACCGTCAGTAACAGCTCCGCGAGCTTCGGGCGGATGTAGCCCGTAAACGCCTCGTGCAGGGCTTGTATGTCCTCCTCACGGTGTCTGTCGTGTACCATCACGCCGTATGTGTGGGTTTTCCCACGGCGAGCCTTTTCATCGGCCAGCCGCAGGTTTTCCACCGAGATTATCTGTTCATATAGTCCTGCTATACGTTTCATTGCTTTGCTTTCTTATTCGGAGCGTTCGGTAGCCCATACAACGGGCGTTCCTACCGACACCTTTCTGATTTTCCGAAATATTTTACCAAGAGGTAAGGTCGTCGTTCCCATATATCGTTTTTCGAGCGTTTGATCGTCCGATGAAAAGTATAGGTGAGAGCCGATGTTCGCATTCGTATTCGAGGGGGCGTTATTCGAATTCGCATAGGCGAAGCCTGCATTCGCACCGTTATTCGCATTACCGCCGAACAGGACACCTCGGGAGCGACCGACCTGTCGAAATTTTAACTATTCAAAATAGAACCTGTTCCCGCTGCCTCGCAGTGTCACCCGGCGAGGGAACTTGTCCATTTCGCGGATTTTCTTCAGGATGTAGAGAATGTCTGCCGATCCTGTGAAGAACTTCCGCGATTCACTGTCTGGACTGTTCCGATCGGGCTTTATCTTAACGAGCGTCTGACCTTTCGTGCCCTTGCTCTTGCTGAAGCGAGTGGGAACTTCCTCGATGAAGTCCACTACCCAGAACGAGGTGTTCACGAGCTTTGACTGGGTTGTTTCTTCGCAGTTGAAGCTACGGCAGTTCTCGTCCCGAGGGATGCGCAGGAATCCCAGCGATCCGTCGTCCATGTTGTTGTTCTCGTTGTTCATATCTGTTCAGTGCTTATCGGTTAATCGTGTGTAGCGTGTCCGTGCGGACGGGGGACGTGTTATGCGGGGATAAAGCAAAGGCGAGAACCGAAGTACGCATCCGTATTCGAGGGGGCGTTAGTCGAACGCGCATAGGCGAAGCCCGCATTCGCACCGTAAAGCGCATAACCGCCGAACAGGACACCTCGCAAAGCCTCCGATGTAGGTATGTTGGTGTAATGGTAATCACAGAAGTAGGTAGTAGAACCGCCTCCTACAACGTCAGGCATGATTTCTCCGCCCTCTCCGAAGATTACCGACTTCACATAACCATCTGCACGGGCCTCGTTGCCTACATGGGCATATCCATCATATCCGCTATCCGAGAATTTGGCCGGATCGGTGCAGACGAATACTTTACTCAACCCGTCTCCGCTATTCTCCTCGGTAGGGCTGATGCGTACATTGATTCCATCTGTCCATTGCCAAATATGCCCGAACGGATTTTCAATGCCACGATAACGGGGCACTTTTACTTTCTTGATAGAGGAATCATATTCGGCTGGCATGGAATATTCTACTTCGCCCGTGCCATTACCCAATTCGTCGGTATAACCGCAAGGAATGAACGGATAATAGCTGTTAAACGTATTCCATTTGCCACTTTCAAGAGTGGTTACTCCATCTCCGAGACCTCCCTGTGCATATCCGTTGCTATCCTTTTGGGCATTGAATGCGGCCTGTGAGTTGAGAGTCGCATATTCGATAACGAAAAGCCAATACAACTCCTTGTGAATATCGTAGGTCATACAGTTCCATTCCGTAGAACCGCTCTTGCGTTTACGGGCATAGTTACGGAAGTTGATACGGGAAATCTGTGTCGCCGGCCTCCCCAATACCGAACGATAGCTACCGTCCCAGTCGGCTTGATTATTCCCACCTCGATAGTCTGCATCCATATTTACTACCGAGCAAAGGGTCGTTGTACTACGCTTTACGGTAGCTTCATACGCCGAAACATATCTTTTCCCGACAACGTGATAGCCGGGAAGAGGGTACTCGCTGATACGCACCCGACGTTTCGTCCCGTCCGTCTCGAATTTGCGGTAGTGCATGGGAAGTTCTACCATGACCTGACCCCGCGATCCGTCGCGCGTCTGTCCTGTCCAATTTGCCGGATTGAGATATTCCACTACCTCGCCGTCGTCGTTGAGCAGGCAACCTTTCATGCGATTGTGGATCGGCAGGCTCTTGTGCAGGGAGAGGTTGCCAATACGGGTGCAGGCAGGCGATGATACGGAGGTATCGAACTCGATTCCGTAACTGCATTCATCCTCCATATACGGCAGGAGGGTTGCGAGGGCCGCCTTTTTACTCTCGCCGTTTTCAAGTACCTCGCAAATAAGGTCGAACGGATTGGTCCCGGATACATCCGGCAAGTCGCTCAATCGCTTGCCATTCTGAAAAGCCTCGATGATCTGTTCGAGGATTGCTTCTTGTTCTGCTGTCATAGCTATTTGTCGTTTAAGAATTTGAAAACCGTTTTTCCTTTCGATGCGATGAACATCACTGACGATGCAGTATTCAGCCGCATTTTCTTTTGCCTGCGGGATGTCGCCCATTGGAGCAGCCGCCGCGATAGGGAGATGAAAACCGATACGATCATACCTTCTCGACGTAAGTTCCTGCGCCCCAATAGAGGTCGTGAGTGTTGAGAAAATCCGCATTCGGCGCGATGGCCTTGATCGCCATCGGCGACCAATCGTTGAGCACTACCGGAGCGTCAGAAAATTCGTCATCCTGATAGCATTTCACGCTCAATACGGTGTCCACGGTGGAGCTGCCGTATTTGGGTCTGATGTAGATCGAGAACAGCGCGTTATTCGGCAGGCTGAACCCGTCTGCGAGGTTCTCGATCTTGCCGTGAGCGAGGATGCGCCCGCCGTTCATAAATTCGCTGATGTAGCCTTGTCTTGCCATAGCTTGATAGAGTTTTTAGTTGAACCTGAAATTACCGTTTGCCGTTAGGCGGATCGACGAAAGCGTTACCAATCTGATCGTGGGCTTCGATACTTTGATCTGAATCGTTTTGTAGAGTGCCACGTTGCAAGTCGGTATGACATGAATTATGCTTACCCCGGAGGCGAGGATCGTGATGCGTCCGTCGGGAGTTACCGATACGGCTTTATTATCGCCGAGGAATAGCACATTCGGCTTGATGCTGGCCGGAGCGAGCGTAGCGCGTATGAAATTCTCCGCCATATTACCGACCAATAGATTGGACGGGTATTCCACCGTCATAGCCGTAGGTACGAGATTTAGCGGCTCCAGTTCTCCGGCTGCGGCGATCACCTCCTCACAATTCTCTTTCGCGTCAATCGCGGCCGCAGCGGCATTCTCTGCGTCCTTGGTCGCTGTATTGGCGGCAGATGTTGCATTTTGTGCCATTTGCGCGGCATTGTTCGCTGTCTGCGATGCGGAGTTGGCCGAATTGGCTGCATCGGTTGCATCTTTCGTCGCTGATTTCATGCCATCTACAACCGACTGGATATATTCGAGAGATACCTTTACACTCTTATTGAATATATCGACGCCGATCGTCCATAATCCTTTGAATGATGTACATTCGGGAAGTTCTGAAATTCTGATTCTTTTCATATCCTTTCGTCATATATTTGTCAATTCCAAAGCCTTCATTCTGCGTAATACCCAGATTCTGACGGCTGTGAAGTGACACATGAATCGGACTGTAACTGTGCTATGTCTTCACGCATATCTACAGCATTGGTATTGTCCTGTGTGAAAATCAATAGGCCATCTTCCGAGGCAGGCAGGATATTCTCCTTGCCGATTCGCAAGTCGTGCGTAAAGGTCACAGTCAGCGAGAATTGCAGCCATATCCTTCCCGTTGGCTCGAACTTTGTTACTTGACAGCTTTTGTAGTAGAACGGAAACTCCTGCTTGAGAGCTTCTACGCCCAACAACCGCTCGCCCGGGCGTATAAGGTCGTAAAGCAGTGCGTCGTAGTTGCGCCACAGGCTGTCGAGGCTCTCCGCTCGCATGAGACATTGCAACTTGACGTCTTTGCTCTTGTAGGTCACGCTCCCATCTCCGTCATAGTTCGCCCCCGGCAGTATGCTAATATTGCGCAAGAGGTTGAGCTTTACGGCGGCTGACTTGACAACTTCGTCGAATGTCCCTTTGAGCACACGTCCTCCGTAACTCGTAAGTGGAATCCCGTCGAGAGTGTAGCCGTCGTCGTAGGCCATGTCACTCTCGGGGGCTAGGTATGTGTAGCCGTCGAGCGGGAAATCGTCGGCGAACTTTAGCGTCGCTTGTCCGAGAATTCGCGCCGCCTTCATATTTGGCTGCTGGGTGAAGCGCAACCGGTACGATCGGCCTATCTCATCGCAGGAGAATGTGTGGTACGCTCCGTCGGATAGGTAGTCGAGGAAGTCCGGCAGACCCGCGAATTCGTCCGCTACGGCGAACTTCACGGACACCTCCCGGGTGTTGAGCACGGGGGCTGACAGGTCGGCCTCGATGCCGTCCTCCTCCTGCCAGTCGTTTGCCTTGACGGTCTTCAACGGTGGCATGGCGACCAGTTCGTTCCAGCCGCCCGCCACAACGTACAGGCCGAACTGCCCGTACACGTCGAATCCGTCCACATATAGGCTTCCCGTCTTCATAGTATCAGTGCATTTTCATTCGTGCTCCGGATGGCGCTGCACCCCTGTTCTGCCGTGACGAACACCACGGCCCATTTCGAGGCGTTGATGGCGGCCTTCGCCCCGTGCAGGAGGATGACCTCGTGCCGCTCCATCGTCGAGCAGTTTACCGTTGCCGTCGTGCGGCCGATGAGTATCACGCGCCCGGGGTTCGTGAGGGTAACAGTCCCCGCGTCGATGTATATCCCGTACTGCTCCACGCCCTGCGTCTTGAACAGGCGGAGCGTGGCGAGGTTCGGGAAGTGGTGCTTGATGCAGAACTCCACACCCTGCGGGCTCGTGAAGAGCCGGATGATGCCCTGAAGGTCTTCCGTGCCCCGGAACAGGTCGCAGCAGCCCAGCAGCCGCGCCTGCGCGTATATCTGTCGTATGACCGTATCAATTGTATTCATTGCCGTCGTCATTTTCATTTCACCTTGATGCCCTTTATCGCCATGTCATTCACGGTGCTCCGCACGTCCGAGAGACTGTTCTCCACTCGCTCCATGCGCCGCGAGATGGATTCCGTGTGTGTCTCGATGTTCAGCACGCTCTCCAATATAGCCGCCGAGTGCGCAACGATCATCTTTGTGTTCTCGTTGATGGAGTAGGTGTGCCCCTGCACGGCTGTCATGCGACCGTTCAGTTCGTCCACGCTCTCCTGTGAGGCTGTGGCGATGCCTTCCTGGGATGCTTCACGCTCCGCCTCAGACTGGAACAGTTCTTTGAGGCTATCCGGGAGTTGGTTAAACACGGCCTCGAAGTTGTCCCTCGTAGCGTTCAGATCAGCGGCGAAGTCCTCCATGGAGCCGATAACGGCATCCAGTCCCGCGAACTGTCCGTCCTTGAACCACTTTTCTTTGTACTTGTCGAACACTTTCCCGAGCGGCTCTTCGAGGGCTTTCTGTATGAGCATCCGCTTGATAACGTCGGCGACGATGTCGTTCACCTTGTCACCCCACGCTTCGGCGGCATCCTCCCCGGCTTCGAAAGCGTCGAAGAACGCTTCCGCAAGGTCGTTGGCGATATCCGTGCTCGTACCGCCGATGATGTCCTCCACCATCTCGTTGATGATAGCCAGCGCCTGCTGTCCGAGTTCCTCTATCTGTCGCTCCCAATCGGCAATCTTACCGTGGTCGGTCTTCTTCTTGCTCTCCTCGGCGTTTATCTGGTCCTGTATAAGCAGTTGCTGCTGGGCGATGTTCTTCAACTGATCGTTGGCCTCCTCGTACTTCGCCCCACCGAGAGCTTTGTCCGCCGTGTATCCCATGTTGGCGTATGCCTTGGCTATCTTGTCCGCCGACTTAGCCAGTAATTCGCTGTTACCGCCTACGGATGAGAACATCGTGCGGAATGCGCCCTGTACGTCGTTCGCGGCGAGCTTCAGCCGGAGCATCTCGTTGCGGGTCTCCCGAACGGTATTGTGCAACAAGTCCATAGCTTTTACTTCGTTTTCCTGAAGTCGCACGACATCCTGATTGTTCAGTTCCCATTGTAATTGGTCGATGCGTTCCTGAAGGTGCTCGATTTCCTTCTGCTTGTCGTCATCATTGTTGAATAGGTTGGCGATAGCCGTAGCAACTTGTAAGGCCGCCGATATGACCGTTAATATGACAGATGCCTTTTCAACGGTGGATATAGCCTTGGCGGCGGCTGTGGATGTCACCTGCATCCCCGTTGCGGACATGTTCACGAGTTGCACGATGCCGTTTATCATAGACAGTGTGGAGGTCATTATGCCTCCTGCTGCTGATATTATTTCCCCGGCTACACCGCCTACCGTGTCGCCTATTTCCTCGAACGACTTATTGCATTCGTTGAGCACTTTGTATAGGTCTTCCCACTCCTTGATGGCCCGTTTGCCCGGGGCTGTTGCATCCTTGGCGGCTTCTTTTTCTACTTTTTGCCGCATAGAGGATACTTTGGCACGGGCAACAGCTATTTGTTGACTGTCTCCCGTCCCCGACTTTTCGAGTTGTTCAAGTTCTCCCTCTGCCTGTGCCAGCACCTTCCGCAACTGTTCGAGCGTAAGGTTGGCCACCTCCTCGCACCACGCCTGATAGGTCGCCTCTCGCTGTGCGAACTGCTCGTCCACGGCGTTAAGGGCCTGCTCCTCCTGCCGCTCCAGCTCATCGAGATTGCCCTGTGTGACACCTTTGCGAAGCACCTTGTTGCCGTTGCTGTCGGTGACGATGTTGCCGTCGGTGTCCTTTTCGTAGAGGCCGTTTCGTTTGCGATCGTACTCCTCCGTTATCCGGAGGCGGGCTTGTTCATAGGTCAACACGTCCCCCAACATGGTGTCGAGGCTCTCCTTGTTCGCCTTTTGACGTATCTCCTCGGCGATGCGGGCATACTCGGCGAGGATGTCCTTCTGTTGCTGCGAGAGGTCTGCCGCCGTGACTGTTGATCGGTCGAATGTCTGCCCCGTCTCTTTGAAGTTTGGATTGGCGTTCTGCCATTCCAGTTCCTTCGTGTCACGCAGTTTTTCTACCATTTCTTCCTGTCGCCGTCTGTTGGCCTCTATAAGACGGTCGTAGTTCAGGTTGTTCTGGGCGAGTTCCTTGTCTACGCCCTCCGCCATGCCGTCGATATGGGCCTGGCGTATGTCGAGTTCCGCCTGCCGTGCCTCCCGGGCTACGGTGTCGGCATACTCCTGTATCTTCTGCGACCGCGCGGCGGTTTGTACGGCGAGCTGGTTCTCTTGTTTCTGCTCCTGTTCGGCAGACTTCGAGGTCTTGGACACACTGTATGCGTCGATCTGCGCCTGCGCGTCGGCGATGTTCCGGCGTATCTTGGCCGCCTCCTCGGTCTGAAGCTCCGCCGCCGTCATGGCATCCAGCAGCCCCTGCTGCTCCTTCTTGTAGTCCTCCCAGTACTTCTTGTTCTTGACTACTTCCGCCTTGCCTCCGGCATCCTCGCCGCCCTCCGATCCGGTAGCCGTGGATGATGCTCCGAAATACGCCTCCGCCTCCTTCTGTGCTTTCAGCATGGCCTGCACCGCCTCAATGTAGTCCAAGTATGCCGTCGAGAATACCTTCCCATACCCAATGCCGTTGTCAATGCCGTTGTCGCGCAGCAACTTGACAAATTCCATGTACTTCTTGCCGTCTCTGTCCTGCGGGTCGCTCTGATAGGCCACGAGCATGGACTTTATCTGCTCAAACAGGGCTTCGCCCACACCTTCGCCTTTCTCCTTGATGAGTTCCTCACGTATCGTGCGCAGGGCCTTCACTTGCTTATCGCTGGCGATGTCGCTCTCCTGCTGGAGAAACTTCTCCTGCGCCCGGGCGCGGGCTGTTTCAAGTATTGCCGCGGTTAGCTCCCTTTGCGCCTTTGCGGTGTCTTTTAGCAGGCTAACTTCGCTACTCATATTGCTCAGGTAGTCGCCGTATTTCTTCTGTATAGCCTCTTTGGCAGCTCGGTATTCGTTGGTTCCCTCTTTGGCCTTATTGAGCCGGGAGAACATGATGTTTAGGACGGCGATTTCGCTGTTCGAAGTCTTCTCGAATTCCTCTGTGGCATCGTTGAGCCGCTCCTGCGCCTTCTCTGCGTCCGTCTGATAGGTAATGAGTTTGTATAGCCCGTATGCGAGCCCTGCCACGGCTGCCGCCGCGAGGACGTAGGGATTTTTCAGTATCGTGGCGTTGAGTATCTTCTGCGCCTTCTCGACCAGCACAAGGGCGTTGTAATGGACAAGTTCCGCTGCAGTCCAGCCCGCTGTCAGCGAAGCCGACACGCTCTTTATGGCGTTCAGTGCGATAAGTGCCGCCTTGTACACCCCGACCGTGGCGATGAGCTCGGCGATGACCCGTCCGACCTCCTCGTAGTTCTGCACAAGCTCCGTTGCGGCCTGTATCGACCCCGTGATGATGCCCTGAGACTGCTCGCCGATTTTGTTGAACATGTCCTGCACGGCTCCTTCGAGGTTGGAGATAGAGCCCTGTATGCCCTTGCTCTGCGTTTCGAGCATCCCGTGGAACTTGCCGCCCTCGGCCGTGGCGTCCATGAACGCCTTCTTTATCATGTCGGCGGAGATAGCACCTGCGGCCATCTCCTCCTTGAGCGTGCCTATGGACTTGCCCGTCTGCTCACTGATGACCGACAGGGGGTTGAACCCGGCGTTGATCATCTGCAACAGGTCTTGCCCCATGAGCTTACCCGTCGAAGACATCTGGGCGAAGGCAAGTGTGAGAGAGTTGAACCGCTGCGCGTCGCCCATGGAGATGTCGCCCAGCGCACGGAGCGTGGGCATTACCTCCTCGGCAGCGATGTTGAACGACAGGAGCGTCTGCGCCCCTTTGGCGAGGTCGTTCATCTGCATCGGGGTCTTCACGGCGAACTCCTTGATGTCGTTGAACAACCTGCGCCCGTACTCCTTGCCCGCGAGGATCTCGAACGATTTTTCGAGGCTCTCTATCTCTCCCCGGACACTGACGATCTGCCGGGCAAACTGCGCGGCCTGCTGCACCGTGAACACCCCGACGATGGTCTTGCCGACACGGCGGAACGCGGCGTCTATGCGGTTGCCTTCCTGCTCGGCCTCCTTGCCGATGTCGCGCAGGATGCGTCGGGCTTGCGCTGCGTCGCTCTGCAGGGCTGAATTATCTATCCCTGTGGCGAAATTGAGTTTCCCGTTGTCCGTGTTCATAGTTGCCGAAATGTCTAATCTATGCTATCCAAAAATCTGCGTACCCTGTCGCGGTTTGCCGGGTCGTCCGCCCGGATGATGTCTTGCCCTGTGTTGCTTACCTTGTCGCCGTCCTTGCGGCTTCGGTAACTCGGGAGCACTGCCCCGTACATTATCATGTTCACATAGCTCATGTCGTACAGGACATAGTCTATGGGCAGGTTGTATGCCTTCACTGTTCCTGCGACGACTGCCCAGATGCTGTCGTTACCACCTCCCTCGTTGTCCGCAGCAGGTTTATCTCTGTCAGGAAAGTGGTAAGCCCGAAAAAATCCGCCAGTTGCATCCTCATCAGCAGGCTGCTCGCCAGCGTGTTCAACTCATGGGGAGTGAGATCTTCGAGGAGCTGTCGGGCGAGTTCCGCCTTGCGGTCGATGATCTGTTCTCTGATGGTTGTCCGTCTGAAGCGTAGAAGTCCCCCAAACAGGCGTTTTTCCTGCGTTTGTGGGGCTTTGATCTTCTCTGTGAGGTGTCGTGCGCCAAGGAGCATTATGGCAATGATTTCGCCTATCTTGCGGCAGTCCTTCGCCACGTGTAGGCTCTCCTCCGCCAGTCTTCCATCGTCGAGCTTCACATGCGGAAGCTCCGAGATGGCTTCCGATGCGAGGATGAGCGTCGCCGTGCTCGGAGGGTAAAACTTGTATGTCTTGTTGCCGATCCGGATGTCCTCGGGTTGCTGAAGCACTTCCTTGGCGACTTTCTGTTCCACTGTTGCCATGATTGTATGCGTTTGTAAAAACTGGATGCGAGGGAGGGATTCGAACCCCCGACCTTCAGGATATGAGCCTGACGAGCTTCCGCTGCTCTACCTCGCATGTGTCAGTTTTACCTGCCAACTGAAAAGGGTGTCTCATTCCACTCGTCAGACGGTAACGCCCGACCGTCAGCGGGCGCACAACAAAATGGGGATAGATGTTTTCCTACTCTTTCGTGTAGGGCTTCACGGTGCTGCCGGTCTTCGGCTTCAGACACTTCGCCACATAGTGCAGCATCTTGCCGTCAGCCGTTGTGTAGTTCTCCTCACAGCGTACAACGCTGCGGTCGATCTGAATACCCTCGCAGGTGTCATCCTCCGGAGTGATGCGGAATGCGTGCTCGCCCGCGATGAGGCCGTCGATGTCCTCGAAAGGACGTTCCTTGCCCTTCTTTACGAAGAGGTCGAACTCCAACTGGTAGGTTGTTTTCCCGTATCGGGCATCGACAACCTCTCCTCCCTCCTCCTGTGCGAGTATTTCTTCCCCGGTGGTCGGGGTCAGCTTCGTGGTGTCCTTCTTGGGTGTATCAAGTTCGGTCCAATTCAGAAGTTCGCCGGGGGCTCCGTCCGTTGACGGCGTAGTCTCAATTTTGCACTTGCCCCATGATAAAATTGCCATAACTCGTGATGTGTTAAATTGTTATAAATCATTTGTGCTCAAAGGAGCGTCGTCGTTACCGTCAGCGTAGTATTCGTATGCGAGTTTCACGACCACAAAATGCTGCCGGATGTCGGCTTCCTCCTCCGTATAGATCGTCTGTTGCAGCCGGAACTTGTAGCATGACTTGTCGCAGGTCAGGCTGTCGGCCCAGTCCTGCGCCATGCGCTCGACCTGTTCGGTACGCACACCGTCCTCCACGAACACCCCGTTGCTGTACGGGTCGATGTCGGGGACGAATATGTTTACCGTAACCACGCCCGTCTCGATGTCGCCGTCCGCCAGCCCGGTGGTGAAAATCACCACAGCGTCTTCCAAGCGGCTGTCCCGGGGGCGCATTCCCTGCCGGTAGACTTCACCCGATAGCTGCGGGAACATGTCGCTGCTCCGCAGCAGGCGGTAGATGTCGCCCTGCACTTGTCTTGAGGTCTTTGCCATAGTCTTGCTATTTCAATCCGAGCTGTTTCAGCATTTGAGGTACCAGTCGTTCCGCGAGCAGCTCCGCGCTGTCCAGCACGTCCCGTCCTTTGGCCGACACATAGGCCGCGTAGTTCATTCCAGCAACAACTATCAGGGCGAATCCGTCAGGGTAGTCCATGGCCAGTTTCCTGGCGTATTCCTCCCCGCTCTTGCCGCCTTCCGTGCCGCCCGAAACGGGGTCGAACTTCGACTGCCGGACAACTCTTCCGTCACATACGAGAATGTAGCCAGTAGAGCTGCGCAGGTTGCCAGTCCGGTCTTTGTAGCCGTCACTGGCCCGCGCCGCATTCACGCACTGCTCACCGATGTAGTTCAGGGTTCGCTCGATGACCGCGAGTTGCCTTTTGATCTGTCTTTCGATGCAACCAACAATATCGGCTTCCGTTGTCGTCATTCTTATCGGCATGGTTCCTGTCAAGTTATTTGTCTCCGATTCGCCCTGTACGGCGTTTTCTTTATGCTATCGTATGTTTTTATAAGCCATCAGATAAACGCCGCCATTCGGGCTGAAATCGCGCTCTACATGGTCAGCCTGATTTGGCATACGGCATCCAGCGGCTCGACGTACATCAGCGAGAACTCCCCGAGGTCGCGCCCGTCAAGGGTTCGTAGACGCACCTGTTCGGCGTTGAACGGCTGTGCCTCAATCAGCACCACATAGTGCGCGATGATGAAGTGTTCGCCGTTGATCCGCCCGAGCATGTCGTTGCGATTCGGAATCCATTGGCAAGGTATCGGATCGCCCCAAGCCGCCTCGCCCTTTACAGGGTAGCCGGTCTCAGGGTCGATGCCTCCACCTGTTTTGGTCTTGACTTCGATTGTCCCGTTCTGAATAATCATAGCCTGCTTCCTTTATAGCCGTACACGGGCTTATGCTGCTCCGCATCCTGCGCGTCTCCATACTGCGCGTACAGCCGGTTGGCGCGATTGCGAAACTGGAGACGCTGTTCGTCCGTGAAACTGAATGACTGTCCGCCCTGTGTGATGTTAGGGGCGAGTGACAGCCACAGGAGAAGATCTGCGAGGGCGAGGTTGTAACCCGCACCCCGCAGCACCTCCTGCGTTGCCGTGTCCTCCGCCGACAGACCGCGCCGTTCCATAACCTCCGTGAGGGTGCGGAGCGGTATCGGGTAGGCGTTCACGCCTTTCAGACTTTCAAGAACCGTCGCTGCCATGGCCCGTCAGGTGTTTATTCCCAGTTCTGTGCGTCGGTGCGGACGTACACGTTGCGGTACGCAGTGTCGAACACAGGAATTGCGTCCGCCTGTCCGATGGTCACCTCGCTCTTCGGCTCAATCGTTCCGTACTTCTTGATGACCGTGTGTGCACGCTCGGCACGGAGGATGAGCTGCTCGTCCTCCTGCAGGATGTCGTACTGTGTCGAGCCGAGACGTTCGTTCTCGGAGAGCACCAGACGGCTGTTCTCGAACGGGTTGCCCGAGGTGGACGATCCGTCCGTGAACTCACGGGTCACGGTCTGGTCGATGATGCGGAGCTGGATGCCGTTGAGCCATGCCTGACGCGCGAGCATCGCATTGACCGCCGCAAGGTCCGGGGTCTGTGAAATGCCGAGGGCATTGGCCGCGAACGAGGCGCACGCTTTGATAATCTGGTCAGCGGAAGCGATCTTGTAGAACTCGTCGAGGTTCACGAATGCAAACTTCGGGTTCAGGCTTTGATCCTTGGCAGCCTTGATGATTTTCACGAGGTCGCCGATGATGTCTGCGCTTGACTTGTTGCCCCAGTCGGAGGATGTCTTCACCTTGCGTTCGTCGTCTACGTCGTAGTCGAGGTCGAACTCGTTGGCGTAGGTGGCGTTGTTGGTCGTGGTGAACGACAGCTTGCCTGCGCCCGATACGAGCTTCCATGCGATGTACTCCAGCTCGGACTGCACGCCGTTGAAACAGAAATCGACGTCGTCACCCCAATAGTGTAAAATTACGCTTTGCGTTGCTTTATTGCATTGATTCAATGCGTGTTGCGTTTGTGTGCGGAGCGGCGAAAATCGGCGGAGTAACGGAAAATTTAGCCGTATTTAGTTACTTTTTGTTGTTGTATAGTTACTTTTTTATGATTATATTGTAATCACATAAAACAACGAATTATGAAACGGCAAAATGGATTGGTGAAACTACGGAAAAGAGCGACAAAGGACGGGGGCGCATCCCTGTATTTGGAAATTGCGGACGGATCAGTACGCACGTATGAATTTTTGCGGCTCTACCTTGTGCCGGAACGTTCCAGGATGGACCGGATACAGAACGCCGAGACCCTACGGACGGCGGAGGCGGCCAAGGCTCAAAGGCTGATCGAGCTGCAGAACACCGTACACGGATTTTCAAACGTTCGCCTGAAGGGCGGCACGCTGTTTATTCAGTATATCGAGGAGAAGGCAAAAGAGGGTACAATATGCACGAACGGGACATACTACGAGTTGCTGTACCATCTGCGGCAGTACAGCCCAAAAATCACGCTACAGGGCATAAACCGCCCCTACCTGCTGGGCTTCCTGCAATACTTGCGAAAGGTGCCGAACCGGATGAACGGGCGCAAGCTGGCTCCCAATACCGTTTGGACGATCTGCAACAAGATGAACGTATTTTTGAACAAGGCAGTACGGGACGGGCTTATATCCACAAACCCGTATAACACTCTGGAGGGCAAGGAACGGGCGATAAAGGAACCCGTAAACAGGGCATACCTTACGGCGGACGAGTTGCGGGTATTATCCGAAACCCCGTGCCCGAACGAGGCAGTAAAACGGGCCTTTTTGTTCTGCTGCTTTTGCGGGCTTCGGTTCTCGGACGTTGAGGCGCTGAAGTGGGGCGACATCCGTTTGCTGTCAGACGGCACGAAACAGGCCGAAATAAGGCAGCAAAAGACACGGGAACCCCTATACCTGCCACTATCGAAAAACGCCCTGAAATGGTTGCCGGAACGGGCGGAAGCCCCCGACGCTGCACCCGTATTTGATTTGCCGGGGTTCAGCATGTGCGCCCGGGTCGTGCCCAGGTGGTGCAAGGCTGCCGGAATCAACAAGCGTATAACGTTTCACTGTAGCCGACATACGGCGGCGACCCTGCTACTATCCTATGGGGCGGACATTTACACCGTTTCCAAGCTATTAGGGCACACCAGCGTAAAGACTACGCAGATATACGCAAAGGTTATCGACGAGAACAAGCGCCGGGCGGTTGATCTGATACCCGATATTTAACCGTTCATAGTATGGATTCCTCTGTATTTTCGGCAAAATTGGGTATATTTTTAACCATTCGGTGAAAAAATAATTCAAAAAAAACTATGAAAATATAAACAAAGTTAATATTTTTGCACAAACAACCAAACAAACACAATAAACTATGGACATCGCACAGGATTTACAGGAATTGAAAGAGGCGGTAAACCGTATAGAGACACGCCTTGAGCTCGGCCCGAAAACGGTGCTTACGGTTAACGAGGTTGCGGAAATGCTGCAGCTGTCAACCGATCGGGTTTACGTGCTGGTTAATAAGAAGCTTATACCACATTACCGCACCTTCACGCGCCGGATATGGTTTGACCGTGAGGAGGTCGAGGAATGGATGAAGGCCGAGCGGGTAACGCCTGATTACGAGCTGATGAAGAAAGCGGCGCAATACACCGCAAAGAAACATTAGGGAGGGCCAAGGGATGAAGCAGGAAAAACAAACCCCGGCGCCTTTGGGGACATCCGGGGAAAGTCAGAGAGTGTGTGTACAACAGACAATCTACACGGGTACAAAGGTAATGAATTTGCCGAGAGTACAACGCAAAGTTTACGATTTGTTGAGGTCAGGCGGCAAATATTCGGTTTATGACATCACAACCCGCCTACGTCTGGCTGATCCCCGGGGGCACATATCGGCGTTGAGGCGCAAGGGTATCGACATCCGGGACGAGTGGAGGCACACCACCCAGGGCGAACGTTACAAGGTCTATTTTATCGGGAAAGGAGGCCCAACGCTATGAGCAGGAGCAAGAGAATAAGCAAGTATTGCACCGTCACGACGGTGGACGGCGAGGAGCGGTACGCATACGAAAAATTCCGCTGGTTTATCGCATGGCTGGAATTTGACGAGACACTGCCAAAGGAGGAACAATTCCCTTTCAGGTGGTCTATTATCAAATACGGCCTATACGAGATAGAACCGGCCGACATACAAGGCCCAGCACTGGACTATTTCAACAATGTAGTACGCCCAGAACTGGATAGACAACATAAAAGGCTGAAGGAGGGCAAGGAGATATGAAAAACGCACGGAAAACGACACAACGGGCGTATGTGTATTACTTCGATTGGGCGGAAGCTCTTTTGGAAATGCCCGCAGATATCCGTCTGAAGATCGACGACGCGATAAAGCGTTACGCCCTCTACGGAGAAGAGCCCGACGACCCCGCCGTAAAGTATTCGATATTCGCCCTTATCCGGCCCACACTTGACCGCAATAGTACCGAATATTCCGAACGATGCGAGCGGGTACGCAAGGCACGAAGCGAGGCGGGAAAGAAGCACAGGGGTAACCAATACCTAAAAATGGAACAAATGGAACAAATGGAACAAATGGAACAAATGGAACCTGATAGTGATAGTGATAGTGATAGTGATAGTATTGTATTACCTCCTATCGTCGGTAATAAAGAAAAATCTACTAACGTAGATACAAAGAAAACCGCAAAACGGTTTTCCCGCCCCACTGTTTCGGAGGTTAGGGAATATATCGCCGAGCAGGGATACAGCGTCGATGCGGAGGCGTTTATAGACTTCTACGAGGCTAAGGGCTGGAGAGTGGGCAACAACCCGATGAAAGATTGGCGGGCGGCTGTGAGGACGTGGGAGAGGCGAAACAAAGAGGACAGGCAGGCGAACCCGAAAAAGAGCGCCGATACGGGGGCCGTGAAGCTCGGCCCCGGGGAATGGATCGACCAGAACGGGCGGAGGACATACGGCACAGGAAAGGCCACAATACCCCTAAACGCACCGCCCAGACCCTCCGAGCGGTTCTCCTGGAACGCCTCAACGGGGGATTGGATTCTGTTATGATGGATTTGGGTGAACGCATATAAACCGAACGACTATGGCAATTTTGGAGATGATCCCGCCGGAGTACTGGCGGCAGTTGCGGGACGAGTTGAACGCTATCGACTGGGCAAAGGCAGACAGAGAGGCGGCCAAAGAGCAGGAACGGAAAGCGGCAGCACGGGGGCCAGAGAAGGCAGCACGGGACGAGGCGCAGGAGCTGGCCAGGCAGCGACGCCGGGAGCGGCAAAGGGTGTACCAAGCCAAGTACAGGGCGGAGCACCGGGAGGAAATCAACGCCTACCACCGGGAGCGCGACGCCAGAAAAAGGGCCGAACGGAAGGCAGCCAAGGAGGCGGCACGGAAGGACCAGAAACCGGACAGCCTCAAAATAGCCGATTTTAAGCGTTAAAAATTCATGGGTGATAGAATGTACCACCCAAGGGGAGAAAGGCCGCCAAATCGGCCAAAAAGCGGCAAAAACGGGGTATTTCGGTCTTGTAGTGATTATGATATAATCAGATTGGCCGAGAGTCCCACCCCGGAGCCTCAACGGGACACCACCCCTGAACCGATGCAGACAACCCCGGAAAACAGGTCTGAAAAACATTGAAAATAACTTTGAAAAACATTGAAATATGGCACAACCCAAAGGAAAGACGGGCAACCCCAACGGACGACCCAAGGGGAGCCCCAACAAGATAACGGCCACGGCGAGGGAGTGGATAGCCGGGCTTATCGACAAGAACCGCAAGCAGATCGAACGGGATTTGAAGCGGTTGGAGCCGAAAGAGCGTTTGCAGATGCTGGAGAAGCTAATGCAGTATGTAATACCCAAGCAGCAGACAGTAAGCACGAAAATAGACTTCGAGAAGATGCCCGAGGACGTAATAAACGACATCGTAGACGGACTGACAAAAGGCATAGAGGAATGAGAAAAATAGAACTTGACAAGGCCAAGAAAATAACCCTTTTGCGGTGGCTGCAACAGGGCTATATCGACGGGGTGGAACTTCTGACCATACAGAGGGAAAACCCTATGACCGACGAGGAGATAAACGAGGAACTGGACCGGCTGGCGAAATACCAGCACGCCGAGCAGTGCGAGCGGTTGCGGCGGCTTGGGTTCTGCAAACTCACCAAATGACAACAACGGCGTAGCACAAATGAGTGATGCCACAAACAGAGTATAAACACCAAAATTTCAAACGACGATGAAAAAGGAAATCACCAACAACCAAGGCCACAAATTGACCCTTGAAAGCAACGGCGGCGTACTGGCCGTAACGCTGTACGACGGGACCAATACCGCCCGATTTGACATGCCTAACACGCAATGTGAGGCGTTTTTCGAGAGCGTGCAGGCAGCGGCGGCAGATGCAGCGCGCCAGCCACTCACGGACGAGCAAAAAGCGGCAATTTCGGAGCGCTGGGGCGAGTCGGTCAATAATAAACAACCGTTCTAACATCTGGATGCAATGGAAACGACACAGAACAACGCACAGAACAACGCACAGAACAACGCACAGGGCAACGAGCAGCAACGCGTAATGATAGCCGAACGGGCCGACCTCATCGCACGGAAGAAAAAGTACGTAGAGGCCCTGTTGCCTGCCCTCAACGAATTGGCCGAGCTCTTCGAGGACTTGACCGGACGGACATTCACGGCGGACGACCTCAACGACGCAGTACGAAACGGCGGGCGCGGTATTCGGGCGCGGTACATCGACCAGGAACGGGCGGCGGCCGAGGCTATCGGCGTGCACACTTTGCGGGAGGAAACGGCGAAGCGTGCCGAGGAGTTCCGAAACCCGTTCGCCGAGCGGCTGGAACGCCTCAAACGTTGCATAACGTCCGAGGACGTGGCCCTATTGCCCTATCTGACCGTGAACGACGCGGGCGAGGTGCTTATGACCGATGAGGACGAAAAACGGTTGGAGGAGGACACGCACGTTTATCTCACCGACCCGAAAGAGGTTGAAAAATACTTGATGCACCAAGCCCTCACGAGATTGTTAAACGAGTTTTTCGACGACGGGGACGGCTTGCCCGTCTACTGGTGGCAAATGTTTCCTTTGGAGGGCAAGCGGTTCGTAATGCCCGAGAACGGGGCGAACTATGCCGGAATGCTGGAGCAGGTGGCACGCAAGCGGGTCGAAGCCGTCGAGGAGGCAGAACCCGGCGACCCCGAGCAGCAGCCCGACGGCGAGGAAACTCCCAAGGCAGAACGGGAACCGAGAGCCCCACAGAATCGGCAACGGGGCAGAATGGCCGTCGGCGTATCGAAGAAGCCCGACTACACCGACCGGGGACAGGAAGCCCGCACGGGCGGGGATAAAATATCCCCCGAAAGCGAGTTTTAACCCCCATACGGCACGCCGGTAGCCCCTTGCGCCCTTGCGGTGCGGGGGCTTTTTCTTTACCTCAACCCACACACCCGTAATTTGCGAAAGAAAGGCCGATTTTAGCCACGTTCTACCCGTGGGCGGTAGATTGTACCACCCGAGCACAAAAACGCACCTACGGCAAAGGGTAAAGGAAATTCGGGGCATTGCCGGCGGATGCACAGGGAGACAGATGCAGAACCCGCAACCGTCACGCACGAGGGTACGCGCGTACACGCACTCGCGCCCGTAAGTTCCGACGACTGGCAGCACATCCAGCCCCGCCGCGGATTCGGAGAAACAACCCAAAAACAACCCACCAGCACCCGAACGGATAGAGACAGACAGCACAGGACAGAACCAGGCAAGCGGCAAGGGTTGAGGAGATCACCGGGCGGAAATACCGGCACCCGACAGAACCGGCAGGCGGCGGCAGTCATGGAGAAGAAACCCGAACGCCGGACAGAAAGGCCACGCCCCCGAGGATGCGCACGGATGCCGGACAGAACCACGGCCACCAGACAGAACCCGACACCCCCCGAGAGTTGAGAGGCGCAAATCCCGTGGCCGGACAGAAACCGACACCGCACGACCACACAGAGAAGAAACCCGAACGCCACACAATCCGGGACGGAAATATTTTCGGGCTCAAAAATCGGCCTTACAGGGCCTTGTAGGGGGTGTTTTTTCGGAGCTTCGGGACAGAAATACGGGCTAACAGTTTGGCCGGACAGAAATTCGGATTTTCTGACGGATGCAGCCGCAGCAGCCCGACCCGACAGAGAGACCAGGCAGACCCAGCCACCGAGCCGCAGCAGTTCAACCGGACAGAAATTCGGCCCCAAGTTCGGGCGCAGCCGCAGCAGTTAGAAGGGACAGAAAGACCCAAACAACCTCAACGCCGAAATATAGCAGCTACACCGGACGGAAATCCGTGAGAACCGGCAGGCCCGGAACGCAGCAGCCCGGCAGGACTGGGAGAGATCACCGAGGACGACCCGGACACAGAGGCCCCCGGCAACGAAGAAGGGACGCTATTTGCGCCCCTTTCATTCTTTTCCGGTACTTCATGCCGAACGACGGGAGAACCCCCGCCAAATCGCAAACGTTACCCGTTATTTCGTCATAATACCGCCACCGCCTTGCGTATCTGGTCAAGAACCGCCGAAAGCTTGGTATCCCGGCGGGCGGTCTGCATATTGTAGGCGGTCTGCATATTGACCCAGATATAGGCCGGGATACCCGTTGCCGCTTCGATTTTCAAGGCGTATTCGGTCGTTACGGGCCGTTTCCCGTTCAGCACTTCGTTAAGGACGGTATGAGATACGCCGATAAGCTCGGCGAACCTCTTTTGAGAGATCCCCCGGGCCTGTAGTTCGTCCTTGATCATTTCGCCCGGATGAATCGGAGTTGAGGGCGTAAGCTCGTGCGGGGCGTAAATCCTTTTCGTCGTTTCCATATCGTTTTTTACTTGTAGTGGTTGCTAATATCCAACAACCGGCACACGGTTACTATCTGCTCGTTCATTACCTCCCGTACGGTGAATTCGAGCCGGTATTTGCGATTGATCCGCACGGATGATATACCGGCCTTGTCCCCCTGCAGGGCTTCGTAATTCAGGGCGTTATTTCGGAACAGGTCAGCGACGCAGTTTGCCGATATGAGTGCAAAAACCGCCTTTTGGTAGCCCCGTATTACTTCGGGCTGGTAGCGGTGCTTCTTGTCGCTCGTGCGCCCCTGGTCGAACAGTTCCCGCAAATATTCCTTGTCGAACTCTATGTACATTGTGCCGTATCGTTTTTCTGGGGCAAATATACTGCTTTATTCTGAAAAATTCGACATTTTGCGAACTTATTTTGCGTCTGGTATGCAATTGACACAAAAAACGCCCGCTTTGACACGGGCGCACACCGTTTCGGCGAGCTGCGTTCGGTTGGTTGTTTGGCGATTCCCTTAACCTCCGTAACGGTGTTTATTACTCGGCCTTGATGGTGATCGGATTGCCGCAATGCGGGCACGTTATTACACCCTCTTTCGGGGCGGCGAACAGGTCAGAAACGGGAACACCCAAGGCGGAGGCGATTTTTTCAAGTGTTTCAACCGTTGGATTTCCGTTAATTGCAAGGGATAACGCCCCCTCACTGATACCAATTTTCGCCGCAAGCTCTTTTGCGGTAATGCCTTTGGCTTTTATTATTTCTTTTATCCGCAACATATTTAGCTATAATTAAATTGTTTCTTGTGCTGCAAAGGTAGGCAAAATTTTGTTTTGGCTAAATAATTTCGGATTAAATTTTATCAAGACTGAAAAATAATTACCGTTTTGTTTGGTTGATAATTTTGTTATGCTTAAATTTGCAGCGTTGAAATTTTACTATAACAAAATTATGCAGACGATAAACGAACTTATAGCGAACGAGATAGCCGCAAGCGTTGAGGGCTACGAAGGCAAATTTTCCGTTGAGGTTGAAATCGACGCTAACACCGTTGTAGAGGTGTCCGGGTGGTACGAGCTGAACGGATATTGCGAGGATGACTATTTCAACGGTACGGGCGCATGGGTTACAACCTACGTTCGTGTGTCGGTTGAGGCTTGCGAGGTTTACACCTACAACGAGGACGGGGAACAGGTGGCGAACACCATAGAGCCGGACACCGCCGAAATTGAACGGTATGCCGAAAACGAGTTGGCAGCGTGAGTTATCGCAAAGTATCGCAAAAGTCGCAAAAATTACAAAAGTCGCAGGATATAGCAAACATAACAAAAGTTTAGAGATATGAGAAAGCAAGATTTATCAATGATTATGCGCCGGGCGTGGCAGATAGCCCGGACAACGGGCAAGGCCTTTTCGGTCGCCCTTTCGAAATCGTGGGCACTGTACCGCCTTGTCAAGCAGATGCGGGCCGGTGTGGTGCGGTTCTCTTACGAGAAAGTGGACGGGACATTACGCAAGGCGTGCGGGACACTCAAAGATACCGGGCTACTGGTCAAGGGCACAGGACGGCCGGACGACGGGCAAACGGTCAAGTACTACGACGTTGAGGCCAAGGGCTTCAGATCGTTCCGGGTGGAGAACTTTATAACGACCTACGAAAATTACATAAAGCTATATTAACCAGGGCACGGGGCGGCCTCAACAACCGCCCTACACCCACAAAAAAAACATTTACGGACATGAATAGCAAAGCTATTGCGAAGCTGGCGAACGCTTACCAGCGGAGCGCACAGGATTACTATTTCGGGAATATCTCGAACGTTGACCGGCTGGAGCATTCGGCGGATATGCTGGGGTGCATACTGGACCAGCTACAACGCACCGAGAACGGCCTTATTACACCCCTTATGCGGATAGTCGCACACTATGCGGCCACAAGCCGGGACAAGGACAAAGAGGCCGTAATATCGACGATAACGCGGCCTACCGGGGTCTGTGCCCTACTGGAGCGCGTGCAGGCTGGCGGGGACATCATAGCCGTTTGGGCGGACTTCATCGAGACACTCACGGGGGCGATACAGGACAGCAAGGAAAAGACGGCATAACGGACGGGACAGGGCACGGACACCCCGCCCCGTGCCCTTTTTTCGCCCTCAACCGTTGAAGCATTGACAAGGATACGACCCCCGAAATTTGTTACTTTAATGTTGTTTTACTACATTTGTCCGACGTTAAATACTTGCTATTCATTACGTTATGGAAGCCGTTGTAATATCTCACCCCAGTACTGGACGAGCTGGGTTGCGTCGGCGTCCTGCGCGAATGCGAGGGCCGTCTGGTACTCCTTGATTTCCGATCTGGAGAGCTCGCGGCTGATGGAGATGAACGGGATGTCACCCCGTGCGCTTTCGAACACGGGACGGCGCTTACGGACGATCGTGCCGTTGTCAGTGTGCAGGTCTGCCGCCACGTTCTTCTTTTCGAGCTGGTTCTGGAGCGTCTTCCAGTTGAAGCCGTTGACCTTGCGCACGGGGAAGTGTGTGCCGAAGAGGAACGGCTTGGCGTCTGCGGTGTTCAGACGAGCCTGTACCATCTGCTGCGTAAGTCCTTGAATAAGGGTGTTTACAATAGTTGCCATAACTTGTCTGATTTTTTTAGTAGTTGATGATGCCCGAGAGGTACTTCGACACACAGGCCGGGAGCGGGTTGTTCTTCGTCACGCCGATGAGCCATGCGTCGGTGTCGATGTTGGAGTTCGGCTGTACGGGCTTGCCTGTGCCGACCACCGCCAGCGGGGTGTACTTCAAGGCCGAATCAGATGCCGCCGATTCGGCTTTTGCTTCAATGAGAAAACCGTCTTTGGGGACGGTGCCAAGGGCTGTTCCTACCGTGATGGTATCATAGTCCTTGTTCCCTGTCGTGTCGATAGCGGTAATTGCGTATGCCTTGCCGCCCTCGTCCGCCATAACATAGTCCCCCTTAACGAAATTGTGGCCCTTCTTAACCTTAATGCTCGTGTCAGATGACTCTGCAACAACACGGGCGATTTTAACGACGTGACAGATGCCGTTGTCGGGTACGCTGACTACTGCACCTTCATGGAGAAAGTCCCCGCCCAGTTCGGAAGACTTGACGGAGATGCCGCCACGGATGTCGGCCACCTTGTGCATGAAGACATGGGGAAGTCTGCTGTCTTTCCTGCGCTGTACTGTCATTGCCATAGTGGTATGGTTTTAACTGTTAAACAATTAGAACGGCTGCCCGTCCGCTGCTTTCGTATCGCGGTGCGCGATAGCTTCCTGCTGCTCCTTGGACAGTTCTCCGCCCTGGTTACCTGTGCCGCCTTGTACGGACGGACGACCGAAGACAGCCCCTCGCTGCTGACTGTCCTTGACAATCCCGTCTACCTCGGCGGTGATTTCGCCGAGCAGGGTCGCAAACGCCTCGTCCGTGAGGTTGTCGACGGAGGTGCGCTCGTAACCTTTGCGAAGGTTTTCGGGGAGTTTGCCGATTACAGCCGATAGTTGCTGTTTGCGGGTTGCAGTCTGGCGCTCGCCATCCATTTTGTTCAGTCGCTCCGTCAGTGACTTATTGCTGTCAATGAGAGCCTGCGCCCAAGCCGGAACTTGCTCTGCGCCCCCTGCTGGAGGTGTCGTTACGACGGGTTTTCCACTGCCAGTTTGTCCGCTGGCCGCTCCTCCCTCGTCAATTTTTTGCCCGTCTTTCAGACCGTACTTCTGTTCGTAGTTGTGTACGGCCGTCTGTTGGGCCTCTGTGGCTCGGCTGTCACCGTAGCCTTCGATAACTTGCTGCCAAGTATAGGCTTCGACAGCAGCCTTTACTTGTTCAGCGGTTGTGACAGTCTTGGCGAGCTTGTCGGCAATCCTGCCAAGGATAGTTTCGCTGACCCCCGTAAATTTGGCTTTCAGCGCCTCTAAAATCTCTTTTCGCATAGCTTGTAAGTGTAAACTATTTGGTTTATACGACAAATGTAGTAGAATTATTTTGAATATGATTATAAAATAATCGAAAATATTTCATACAGAATCGTTAAACGCAGTTGTGTGAGTAATCTTGTGATGAAAATATTTTATCCGAATGGTTAAAAATATTCGGCGAAAAATTTGTTATTAGCAAAATACTTCACTTATATTTGCAGCGTGATTATAAAACAAACACTTGATAACCTCAAAAACAGCATAAGTATGAACACGGCAGCATTGAACTACACGACGAAACAGATTAACCGCAACTTCCGCATCAAGGTGAGCGGTATCGACGGAGAGGGTCGTAAGATAAACAAGCTCGTTGGTGTATCTGGGGCGATCGCGCTCATCGGCGTTGAGTTGTTGAACAAGTTTTTGAACCGGGCTTTTGACTGTATGGGAGACTGCTGCGTATGCAAGCTCCGCCGGGGTATCAAGTTCAGTTTCTACGCAAAATAGGGAGGACGGGACAATGGGCTACAAGTACTATCAACTGCTCGACGAGGATTACAACAACTTAATCCCAGGCAACGACAACCCGGCCAATATCAGCGACGGTGAAGACGGGAGAACGGCTCGCCGCCTTGCTCGGGAATGGATGAGGGGAAACGGGGTGAGGTTCGCCCTCCTCGTGCAGAACGTCGTAACAGAGGATGGCGACGACATAGCATGGATTTCCGAAATATCAATCAAATAACAGCATCATGGCAACAATTATCGAAGCGGCGTATCTCGCAGGGTTTGAGCCGAGCTCGGAGGACCTGACAGTCGAAGCACTCTTTCGAGAGGCTGAATCTTACTTGATGAAATCAATTCAGTATTAACCCAATAACAGCTAAAGATTATGGCAACAATGACAACTGAACCTACGCTCCAGCAAGGCTTGAACGAGGTAGTTATGAACAAAGTACAGCGGATGATTGACGGCAAGGCCGTCGGGGTGCAGGCGACCATGGAGCGCCTGATTAACGAGGGCAAAATCGCACAAGACTACATTGCCCCGCTGGGCGTAGAGCTGAAGCGCAACGACCACAGCCCCGTTATAACGTTCAACGGAGAGAACGGGCTTACGATGCACATGCCGGACGGCACGTTCTCGCTGCATCAGAACGCCATCGGACAGCTCGCCGACCGCATGGGCATCCCGCAGCGATACCTCCGCACGCTGGCCGGAGGGCAGGAATGGCAGGTACTCCTCGCCGCCGAGATACTCAACCAGCACAGCGACTGGACACAGCGCAGCAGGGTGCTCGTGAGGACGGTTGGCACGCAGGTTCGGGGCGTGCTCTCGGACAGCTATCGCCGCCTGAACAGCGTCGAGATACTAACGGCCTTCGTGCAGGAGGCGGCACAGCAGGGGGCGGTTATCTCGGACGCCTACATGAACGACACGAAGGTATGGGCGGAGACGATACTGCCGCAGCCGCTGGTCATTCCGACGGCCAAGAACGGGGAGGTGGTGATTTTTGCCGGGGCGCGGTTCAGCACCTCGGACTACGGGGATGGGGCTGTTGACATGCGCTCGTTTCTGCTGAACGGGGCCTGCCTGAACGGCATGGTGCGGGAGAGCGTGATGAAGCAAGTTCACCTCGGCTCGAAGCTACCGGACAACCTGCGCCTCTCGAACGAGACCTATGAGCTGGACACCAAGACCACCGTATCGGCGGTGAGAGACCTTACTTCGGGCTTGTTCAGCCGTGACACGCTCATGCAAAAGGCCTGCGAAATACAGGGCGCGAGCGAAATGGAGGTTGACCTTGACCGTGAGTTGCGCCACCTGACGAGCAATGGCAGCCTGTTGAAATCAGAGGGTAGTGAAGTGCAGAAAATCCTCATGCGAAATGACCCCGAGGATGGAGTACAGGGCGCAGCAACGCTTTGGAAGCTGACGCAGGCCATCACGGCACACGCCCGGGAGCTTACGCCTGAGAGAAGCCGCGAATTACACGAGATTTCGGGCCAGCTTATGAACCGCGTAAGATTGAACGCATAAACCAACAACCGCCCGCCATTCGGTCTAAAAACGTATCGGATGGCGGGCATAACATTCAGTGTTATGGAACAGACGTTTGAATTTGAACAGGACAGCTACGGTATGATGCGATGGCGCAATGCCCGTACATTGGAGCGTTACCGGGAGTTGTGTAACCAGCACCCAGACGACAATAAGTACGGCGTGTTCTTTGCTTTTGGCAATAGGCAGTTTGCCGATGGTGTGCAGAAACTCATAGCGCGAGGATACATCCGAGATGGCGAGGATGGGAAGATTGTCAGTTATGGAAGCGGCCTGTATGGGATACCCTCCGAACTGGAGCGTTTCATGGACTTCTACCGGGAACGGAGGAAACGGATAGCCGTCGAGTGTGACCCGCAGGAAGTCTATTGCTATGAGTTCAACAACTGCGAGTGTTGCATTGACCTCGATGGCGACCTTAATGCTATACGGCATATTGAAACGGTATGGGGCGCGGACACGGCGCGGACAATACAGCGTAAATCAGTTCTTTACAGCACAGAATCGTTGTTCGGTCAGGCTGAATGATTATTGTTACGGAGCGCCGAAATCACGCCATAACACACAAAACAATGAATTATGGCGCAGTTTCGGCGTTTCAATACCCCATAGTAAAGTAAAGGAGAGTAAAGGAGAGTAAAGGAGAGTAAAGAAAAGGAGAAATATAGATAGATTGTTATCACAATCTCGTTGGAACGCCCCAATATTTAGAGGGCGGAATCATAAAAAATCAGCGAACATGGCAAAGAAAAACTACAAAATCAGGGCGCGTATCGTGTTTACAGGCGAAGTAACAGTACGGGCACACAGCCGTCAGGAAGCCGAGGCGGCGGTTGGAAAGGGCATAGCTGCCTTGCTCGGCCGGGTCGAAGTACAGCCCGAAGCCGAGGATCTTATAACAGATTGGGACTTCCCGACGCACGGGGAAGTCATTGTCAAACGTAGCGGAGAGGAGGCGCAGGCATGATAACTATCAACGGCATTAAGTTCTTCGAGTTACCGCCGTTCTGCGGTTCTTGCCCCGCAATAATCATTGGACGAGAGGATGCCAAAGGATTCTGCTCGCTGTTCGACAGGCGGAAGAACCGTTGGGATAGTGTTCCGCAGCGGTGTAGGGAGATATTCGCCAAAGGGTTTGCCATCGGCGGGGATCTGGTAATCGTCAGAAAGGAGGCGGACGGGCGATGAGAAAAGATCACATCTATCGGGTGGCTTTCAAAGAGCCGCCCATTGAAGGGAATGACCGCACGGACTTTTTCTACACCTCGCTGTCGGCAATCTACGAGGAGTTCACCCCCGAACAGATCGGGGTGCGTGTCTCCCGATTGTGGAACATTGGGGTTTCCCGGGGGGTTCCCTACGAAGGGGGCCTCTGCAGGATAACGCGCGAGGCCCTGACGAGTAAAAGCCAAAATAAGCTCGTACAAGGCCGCGAATGTGCCGGGGTTATAAATGATAAGTCCGAATGATATAAATTAAATACCGGGCGAATTAGCTGGCAAATCCGGGGTGTTTTACGACGGTTCCGAGGACTGGGCAACAAACATTCCCGGTTTTGCCTTGTTAAAGACGAAAAATAATAACTTTGCAATATTATGAAGAAGATACCGAAGGAGATATTGGATGAAGCCGAAAAATGCGGACTGGATAGGATGGCTGCATATTTGTGTAACATTGACGGCAGCGAGATATACAGTTTGGGCGTGGAGAGCAGGGAAAATTGGTTTCCTTGCCCACCAGACGCTCCCGTGTTGGTTTCGCTGAAAGACGGCGTAGTGAAGCCTTTCGACGACTTCGCTTCAATCTACGGACTTCTTGAAACGACTTGAAAATACAGGGTTTATCAGCTTGTCGTCAATGCGCAAAATTCCTATTATGTTGTGTCTCATTGCGTTGATGTCATCGTTAAAATCTATCGCACTGCCACGGCGGCCTGATTGTGGGTCAAACCATAACAGGTTGCCGTCTTTTTGTCGCTCAACGATAAAGACATGTGCGTCGCCTTTTTTCCATGCACAGTAAATCTCATAACGCCCCTGTGCGGCTGTCTTGTCCTCAATGAATTTCAGTTTGGACAACCCGGTATCATTTATGCCTGTAGACCATTTGTAGGTCGCCCGTTTCCCGTCTTCCGTCAAGAAACGGTCTGTCCATTGTATATCTTCCCCATTGCAAAATCTATCGAAATCTCTGTATTTCTTATACCCCTTCAGCACGGGATTTGGGGCGGCTTCGATGTTGAATCCCCGGCGACGTAACTCGTATGCAACAGTACATGTCTGGCAGTTATGACGGTATCCCAATATCTCCGCATTTTCAATCGTAAACTTTGGATTGCATCTGCTCCCGTCCGCTTCTGTGAAGTTCATTATCTTGCCCTGTATGACAGGGAGCGCATCTGATAGTTCCCTGTTGTTTCGTTGTTGTGCATCAGTGAAAACTGCATGAGCCTTGTTGTACTTCATCGCTTGAGCATACTCTGCGTATGTCGCATAAGGGGTTTTCATCCCCCAGAGCTTCAAGTAATTTTCCGGGAGGTACTTCTTGTTGTCCGACAGGAAGTACGGGACGGAATAGCTTCTCTGCGCCCGCTCCCTGTTCTCCTCGATCCATTTCTTGAACTGCCTCGGCACGTCCTTGACCGTGTTCGCGCTCTCGCCGCTGACATCCTCCCCAGCCATTATCCGCCTGTTGTCTTCCGCCATCTCCTCCTCTGTTTTCAGAATTGTCTCGACGTGACAACGGCACAGCGGGTGCCAACCGGTGAACTTGAAGTCCTTCGGATAACAGCCACGGCCGTTCGTTGCCTTGCTGCCAAGCGGTGCGCTCAACTGGTCGCAGATGTCCTCAAACGGCTGCCCGTTGAGAGTGTGGTTGTTCGACAGAACCACCCTTATGCCGACAACAAAGTCCATTTGCTGCCAGCGTAGGAAGTCCGCTGTTCGGTATGCGATGTTCGTCTCCGTTACCGCCAGCCGCCAGGCGTTCTTGTACGAGCTCCTGTACACGCCCTGTCCGGGATGGAAGGCTTTGGCCGCCTGTGACAGCACGAGGTTGCCGTGCTCGTCTCTGACCCTCCGGAACAACTTGTCGGGGTATTTCAGGTACTGCCGCAGGTCCCGGCTCAACTCGTCCGCCGATCTGCCCTCACGTAGCCCGATGTCGATGCCCAGCTCTATCTCCGTCTTGAATTGCTGTGTATAGCGCCACACCCTGTCCGAGAGTTTCAATCCATCGGTCTTTCGGGCGATGAATGCCTCCCTTGCACTATCGTTGTTGGTGTAGTACCTCCGGCTCTGTTCCTCGGTAAGTTGCGAGGCGTTGTCCCCGAACACTTGGTTGGCCAGTTCGCTGTTCTTGTTGTTGGCGAGCGTCCACTCCGCCTCCACTCCGTTCACGATGACCGCCGTAAGGCTGTTTTCCAGCCCTGACAACAGCTTTTCGACCCGTCGCCGTGTTGCAGGATAGTCCTCGAACGAAAAGGGCCTGTCTGGACTGAAATCGCCCGCGGCGGATGCGAGCATGGCAGCCTCGCGGGCGGCAGACCTGAACACTTCGTCGATCTGCCGTCCGTAGGCCTCCATGTTTCGGCGGTGCGCCTCCTCCCACTTATTCAGCTTCCGTTGCTTTGCCATTCTTCATGCGCCTGTTGAAGTGTTCGCACTGCGGGTCGGAGAGGAACTTGCTGAACTTGCCTTCCTTGTGGTATGCGCAGCGGCACATGAACGGCCTGCCGTCCGCGCCTTTCTCGTGCCAGTCGTAGCTGGACGTGCATTCCCGGCAGGTGTGCAGGGCCTTCGCTGCCTCCTGCTGCTGTTTCCGTGTCATTCTCTTCGTTGCCATAGGTTAATCGGGGTTTATAGGGTTGGTCCGAATGCGCTTGCGGCCTCCTCCTCGGCGATCTCTTGCATGGTCTTGTCCACGTCGGTGGAGTGGCCGTACATCTCGATGCTTTCTCGGTGGCTGATAAGGGGCTTCCCTCCGTTGGCCGTTGTGAGGTTCGTGATGGTGTCCTTCTCGTCGGTGATGGTGTAGGCCGTGATCTCGTTCTTGACGGGTAGGGCGTCGATGTCCGCCTCGTAACTGCTGCCGAGGGCGACTTTGAGGAACGCCTTGACCACGTTGGACTCACGGTCGAAGAACTCCAGCAGCCGCCCGCTCTCGTCCCTGACCTTGAGCTGCGCGTCGATAAAGAGCTGCTTGCGGCTCTCGCCGCTCATCGGGCTCGCCTTCATGCTCTCGTACGACCAGTCGGGGAGCTGAAGTTGCGTGAAGAACGACTGCCGGAGCTCCGTGACGTAGAACTTCAAGTTCTCCACGGCCTGCGCCCAGGTGATGTACTGCGCCGTGCTGCCCTTTGGGTACTGCATGATGGATCGGAATTCCCGGTTCTCGTCCTGCTCGTCCCCGTAGTTTATCTGCTCGTCGGCGAACACGACGAACACGGGCTTTGAGTTCTTGCGCAGGTAGTTGCCGTTGCGGCTCAACGCCCACTCGATCTCGAACACGATGCGGCTGGTGTCCTCCCAGATGGGGGTGGGGCGGAACGCATAGACTGCGGGTATCTTGCCGAGGGTGATGTCCTCGTTCTCAACCTCCTCCCAGTCGCCGTTGGCGGTGCTCCACTTGATATGTTTCGCCGCCGTGTAAGTGTCGAAGTACTGTACAATCTTGCGGCCGCTCTTGCGCGTGTAGCCCACCGATAGGGCTATGAGGTCGCCGTACTCGTCGAATAGGGGGTAGAGGTCGTCGCCGAGCATCGGGGAAAAGTTGCGGCAGCGGAACTTTAACTTGCTTTGAAACCCGTAGAGGCTGTTGCTCTGCTCGACGGCGTACCATAAGGTCATTACCTCGCACCCGGCGAAAAGCATGTTGCATCGCTCGATGTTTACGCTGTCGATACGGTTACGCTCATAGATTTTCTCCATGTACCCGGCTATCTCCTTTTGCCGGTCGTTCTCGGGCTTGTAGACGCGCCGCACTGGAATGCCGCACACCAGCTCCGTCATGCGCTTGGTGGCCAGCCGCTGCATGTCGCAGGTGATGCGTGTGACATATTCCACGCCGTCATCGTTCACGATGTCGGGGTATTTCGCCTTGTTCATCACCGGGTGTTTGGTGGGATCGAACTCCATTACCAGCCCGCGCCTGCCGCCCCACATGGGAACGGAGATTGTCTTTTCCTTCAGGGCGGCGATGATCTGCGCCGCTGTCCCGCCTGAATTCAGGATTTCGTCGATTGTCATATCCGTTTGTGTTTGTTGGTTTTTCGAATCAATATACCTGCCGTGACAGCCGCCTGCGGTCTATCGGCTTGTACGGGTTGCTGATGTGGTAGTCTATGGCGTAGCACAGCACGTCGACGTACTCGTCGTGCGGCTTGGTCGGGAAGCCGCAGACCTCGTCCACGAACGCCTCGTTCCATGCCCCGTCCACGAGCACCACACGCCCGCCCTCGACCGTCGGGGAGGCGGCGAACAGGCGCGTTTCTTTGCTGTCTTTTGGGGACTTTGTGCACACGACGTTGTACGGCGTACTCTCCTTGAGTTGATCTATCACGGAGAGGCCGTTCGCCTTGGGCTCGATGCGTATCGAACTGGCGGATGTGTAGCCGTTTTCCGTGACGTACTTCGGAATGAAGCGCAGCAGGTCGGGGAACTTCATGTTCACCTTCTGGGCGTGCGTGATGTACAGGTCGCCGCCGATCTTGCATGTGGCGATGATGCCCGTCGGGTCGTTGCTCGTCTTGTCCGTGTAGGCGGTGTCGAGGAAGAAGACCACCGGCTCGCCGTTGTGCAGGCGCTTGAACTCGTGTGTCGAGATGTTTCGGAACCACTCGCGCTTGACGATGTTGCCTCCGGCGATGGTCGGCCGCTGCTGGTAGAGGGCCGCGAACGTCCGGGGGCTGCGCCGCTCGGTGTCCGTGAGCCGTGCGAGCGAGTGCCGATCCTCCCACAGCGCCTCGCCGATCTTCCGGGGGTCTTCGGGCAGGGACAAGTCCTCGCGGATGGCCGGGATGCTCACCACCGTCCACTTGTCGCCCTCACGGTCGAGGAGCCGCCCAGCGAGGTCGTCCTCGTGCCAGCGCGTCATAATGAGTATCTGCTTGCTGCGGTTGTGCAGACGGGTCAGGAACACGTCCGTGTACCACTCCCAGTTGCGGTCTCGGTAGGTCTGCGAACCCGCCTCGATGGCGTCCTTCACGGGGTCGTCGATGATGCCCAGGTCTACGGGCGTACCTGTAAGCGATCCGCCCACGCCCACAGCCTTGTAGAAGCCTCCGTAACCCACGGTCTCGAATAGGTCGATGTTGCGCAGCCATCCGCCTTTGGCGTTGCTGTGTACATTGGAGTTGTTCAGGTAGGTGCTCGGGAACACGGCGGCATACTCCGGGCTGTCGATGGTGCGCTGGATAGAGCGCGAGAACTGCTGCGCGAGGTCGGCAGAGTAGGAGCTGCCGACGATCTTCATCAGCGGGTTTCGTCCGAGTACCCACGCCGGAAACTTGCGACTGACTATCTCGCTCTTGCCGTGCTGCGGTGGCACGAACAGCATTAGGCGGTCAGTGCCCAGCGTGCCGTCGATAAGTTGCTGGCATTTCTCGGCGATAAGCGTGTGGAACCACTGTCGGCTGTATGATGGCGTGACATAGTCAAGAAACACGGGGAATCGCTCTGCCGCGCTTCTCCTGTGCAACTCCTTTTCCAGTTCCAACAACCTCATAGCCGTATCGTAGCCCATAGCCGTTCATTAACTGTTCATGCTCGCCTGTATTCTGTTAATCTCTGCCCGTATCTGTTCCTCTGTCATCTTCTCGACAGGTATCAGCGGTGAGCCGTTCTTGCCCGTAACCTCGGTCTTTGTGGCGGCGTACAGGCCGAGTAATTTGCGCCGTTCTGCAAGTTGCTGGCGGATCTCGGCGATGTACTGCGGGTTCCCCAATCCGATGATATTTGACGTGCGTTCCTCGATGCTGTATGTCTTGACGGTATTCGCACCCGTTTCCTTGTTGCGCGACGGAGCTCCTTTTCGGGTGTTCGTTGTCTTGTTGTAGTCCTCCTTGGATTTCTCCCACTGCGCCCACAGCTCACGGCAGGTCTCGTCTATGCGCTCCAGTTCCAGTTGCAGGGCGTCGTTCATGTCCCCGAGACGGTTGTCGCGCCACTCCTCCAGCAGTGTCGAAATATCCTTGTGCACTGTCCCGAGGCTGTAGGAGGGGAGCGTGAGCCGTGTCATTACCTCCTGTCGAATTTGCCTCACGGAGTAGCCTCTCTTGTAGAGCCGCGCCACGATTTCCAGGCGTGCGGTCTTCACTTGATTCTGTCTCTTCCTTTGTGCTGCGCTCATGTCGTTATATATTTTTGGTCAGTTCGATAAACGCCATGTACATGTCCGGGTTACAGCTCGACAGCTCGATGTAGGTCTTCCCGAACTCGGGGAAGGTGTGTACGGCGAAATGGCTCTCCGTGAGCAGCCATAGTGCTGTGTATCCCTGCGGATCGAAGTGGTGGTCGGTGAAGCAGAGGATATTGAATCCCGACGCTTTCAGGGTCTTGTCAAACTTCCTCCTCAGTTCCTCCGGGTTCGTTTCCGCTATCCATTCTGAATAGTTCCAAATCTTCGCTTGCATACTCTATCTTTTTGAATTGTTTCTTGATTTCCTTCGCGTTGCCCTTGTAGAACACTAGGATGTTCTGGTGCATCTTTGCCACCTTGCGGCTTTCCATGTAGCGGCTCGCACGCAAGGCCGTGCTTGCGCCCGTCTCGATGAGGATAATCTCGTTGTAGAGAGGCATCCCCGCCTCGCGGAATATGCGCTTTATGTCGCCGCAGAAGTCGTAATAGAAGCCCGTAGACTTGTCCCTCACGTCGCCCACGACGATGACGGCAAAGCGGTTGTCCTTCAGGCAACCAACCGCTGCCTTGAAGGCGTTTTCAAGTATCTTGATGAAATCCCCGTAGCTTCCCTGATTGCTAGCGTCGTTTTCGAGGTCGCTGTACTTTTCGAGATCGAAGTACGGAGGACAACTGAATAGCAGGTCTTGGCTTTGGGGGGCGATGTGCTGTGCAACGTTCTGCCCGTCATCGCAGATGTACCGTGCGGACATGCCCTCCACACGCTCGCTGTTGAGCTGTGCCTGCTCGGGGCGCAGTTCGATGCCTGTGAACTCGTTGCCGAGGTAGGCGGAGACATAGCCGAAGACGCTGTCCCCAGCGAAGCAGTCGAAAGTCTTGCAGTTTTCCAGCCCGAACCATCGGCAGACGATTTCCGCCATGACGGGGTCGAGCAGCGATACCCCGGCAGACAGGACCTTGTTCGCCTCATGCTCCTTAACCTCATCGGGAACGTACTTGTCGAGGTACTCCTTGAACGATACGCCCAGCTCCTCGCGGTGCTGCCTTGTTCGCTGGTACAAATCCTTGTACTTGATTTCGGGAGAGGTTATCAGTGTGTCGTTGCGGCTCTCACCAAAGTCGCCGATGAGATCGCGCCATTTCTTCTTACGATCCTGCCAATATCCCTTGCGGGTGTCGAGGATGGAGAACGGCGGCACTACGAAACGATCGTTCAGCGAAGCGTTGGCGGGCGTGCTGTTCGTTCCTCCGCTCTCGTTTCCGTTCTCCCACTCCTTGTTTTGCCATACGTCCAGACCCCAGTCGTCCAACTCCTCCGCGTCCCATTCGTTCGCGAGGGCATCCATGTCCCAATCTCCGAACCCGACGTTATCCTTGATAATGAACTCCCGCTGCTCAGCTTCCGATAGCTCGGTCGCCCGGATGATGTGTGCTGTCGGCTTGTCTTTCCACCGCTCCCAGTACGCCACAAGGTTATCCTGCTCCGCCTGTGTCTTCTTCTGAAAGTCTCGCACATCCGACAGTCGTGCCAGCACCTCGGCCGTGTCCATGTCCGCGATGGCCGAAAGCGCACGGAAGCGCATGTTGCCGCCGAGAGCTGTGAAGGTGCTGTCCACCACGATGGGACGTAGCTCCAACATCTTCGGGAGCACGAGTATCGACTTGATGAGCTTGTCGAACTTCGTGTCTGTGATTGTCCTCGGGTTCGACGAGTTGACCTGTATCTGTGACAGGTTCACGATTTCCGTCTTCATCGCTCCCATACCTTGTCGAGTTGATGTCGGCCGAACAGCCCCCAGCGACACATGGAAGCGTATATCGGCGTGTCGAGTTTGTAGTGCCTGCGGAGTTCTGCCGGGTCTGTCTCCTCGATGCCCTCCGCGATGATGTTGTCAGCCGCGTCGCAGATGGAGAACTCGATCTGCTTCTTTCCTATGCAGCAGGCCAGTGACACGAACACGTCGCATTGGCAGTCCCTTGCCGCCTCCTTGGCAAGCTCACGGGCGTACAGGTTCAACGTCAGGTCGGCCTTACTGCCGTCCTTTGTCCACGGGGAACCTCCGCCGATGCGGCACGCACCACCATAGAAGTCCACCGCCAGCTTGCGGCCCGTCGTCCCGCAGTCGGCTATGCTGCTGTGCTTCACATAGCGTCCTGTACCGTTCACAATGACCTCGCATTTACCGCATCCCTTGTGTCTCCGGACGAGGTTCTCGACCTTTGCCATGTCCGCATCGTCCTGCAAGGGGATGGCTACGATGACCTTGACAACCCGGTTGTCGTCCATGACGACCTGCGTTTTGATGTCCAACCCTCCGATGCCGCTGTGGAACAGGTCATGGCACAGCTCCTTGGCGAGCGCGTGTTCCGGTGAGAGCCCGTAAGTATCGCTGCCGTATGCATAGTATCCGAAGAAGATGCCTTGGTCGCCCCATCCAGACGAAAGGCCCTGCGCGATGTCCGGGGACTGCTGGCCGATGTACTGGTCGATGTCGAGCAGGTCGCCGCAGATTGTGTTGTCCTTGCCCCACTTGTCCATGTACGCTCGGGTGTAGCCGATGTTGTTTACCGCTGCGCGGACATGGGAGCGGATTTCATCCACCGTCATCTTATGTCGGGACGTCACCTCGCCGCCGAGCGACACATGCCACCCTTTGATTTGAACCTCGACTGCATAGCGAGTGTCGGGGTCTCGCTCGATGTAGCGGTCAAGCAGGTACTGGCTGATGTAGTCTGCGACCTTGTCCGGGTGTCCGAGCGATACATACTCTGAAAATCGTATCATACTGGTAAAGGATTGGTTTATGGTACAAAATTAGGTAAAACGATTATAAAATAATCATATTAAGGGCAAAAATCGGGATTTTTAAGCTCATAATCCCCCTGAATGGCCTGTTTAATGAGATTGAGGGTCGCAGTCCGGTACAAGTCTTCAGGCGTGACACGGAATACGCGCCAGCCCATGAGAGTGGCGGTGTTGTACTTCTCAATGTCCCCGAGGAAGCCCTGCGGGCGTGTATGACGACCGCCCGTCCATACGCCGCCCTCCACTTCGATGGCTATCTTGTGTTCGGGGATGGCGTAGTCAAATCGCCACATGCGCTTCGGGTGGAAGCGGTGCTCCTTGACACATTCCACATGTAGGTCGGTCTTGCAGATGGTTGTGAAGATGTCCCTTATTTTCGTCAGATTCACCGTCTGTCGGCTTTTCTTCTTCGATTGGTATGTTTGCTTATCCATGGGATGAAAGTCTTTTGTACGGGCTGATTCGGGCTTGGACGACAAAACAGGGATTGCTCCCTGTCCTGCCTAGCGCCTGTCCGCACCGGTTGTTAGAACGGCAGGTCGTCGTCATCGGCGAAGTTGTCGCTGGTGAACGTACCCGTCACGGCCATTGTCTGCGGCTTACGCTCGATGGCCCTCATGCCCCCGAGGATAGGGATGTTGCGTATCTCCTCTTCGTTCATCGCCTCGCGCCGTTCCTTGGGAATGTCCGGCTTGATGCAATGGGTGTCGCTGTACTTGGGTTCCTGCATTTCGATGGCCGTCATGTTCAGATAGCAGCCCTTTTCCCCGAGGTACATGCCGTCGCAGTCATCAACAGGGATGATGATGCAACGTTTCGTGCTCGTCTTGCCCTGCAAGTTCCGCAGGAACGCTCCCTTGAGCTTCAGGAGGTCGATTTTCATTCCAAAATTGCTCATTGTTCCGATGTTTGTTTGGTTGTTGTCAGTAATTCTGCAAGATGCTCATCAGTATTTCGATGTCTTTGTGTATGGTTACGAACTGGCCGTCTACCCATCCGGCCCAAAATCCGTCGACATACTCCAATTCAATCATGATTTAATGGTAAGTGTTTGTTTTATTTGCGTTCACGAACTTAAGCGTTTTGATGAGCTATCCTGGCAATACGCGGAATACCATTATGAAGCAATGCCATAATCTCCTTATGATATTCACTTTCCATATTCTGTAACCCCCTTGATTGTAAAATCTTCATATCCTTGATATCAACTTCTATCGTTTCTACCGGACTCCCGGTAACATTGTCCCTGGCTGATAATAACAGGCTGTTTTCCTTATTGTAGTACTTGTTTGTGAATACGCAGTGATGTAAAGTTTCTCCCTCATAAGCCACTTCCTTGATTGACTTTATGCAAACTATAGATACGTGCGTCCCTGATAATTTCAGCCCAAAGAATTTTTCCCGTCTTATTCTAAACGTTTTTTCATCCTTCAGACTTTCCGCTATCATCTTATTGAGTTTTTCTTTTGCTCTTTTCCTGTTAATTTTCCCCACCATCTGATTATGCGCTATCACAAGGCATTGCGGGCAAATGTATTTCGGATTGTGCGTATCAAGACCCAGTTCAAGAAGATTGTCTACATAATCGCACCACAAAGAAGCATCTTGTATCGTATAATGATTGCGATGGCAGATATTTAGTTGTTTCCAATATTTTGAAATGTTTGTATCTGTCTTGATTATATGGCAGAACATGGCGTAATATCCGGTTTTTATAAGCGTCTCCATTTTTGGATCTCTGATCAATGCTAAAAAAGCCTTGGATATATTAGCATTCTTTTCCATAAAATACCGGATAATCGGAGCTGATAAACCTTTTTTACGAAATAACGGCAATAGGTTATGCCGGGGGTATAAATAGTTGTTCGTAATATCGTACACGTCTTCATAGATATAATATCCTCCAGCACCACTGCTGTGATTTCCTATCACGTAAGAATTTCCATAATGCCAATGCATATAATTGAATGATCGATCATAACCACGTGTCGTAATAACCTCTCGGCCCTTTTCCAATATCCATACTTGATATAATTCTGAGATGCCATAAAGAGTTTTTCCTCCGTCGTTATAATTTGTCCTACTTACCTCAAATGTTCTTATGACTTGTATACCTTGATGCACTTCGATTGAAGATACGTAGGATGCAAAATTTGTCGATTTGTCTCTGTGGTCCTTAACCTCGCACTTGGCCCCGCATTCCGGGCATACATAAGGTTCAGAAGACATAATCAGCCACCCGTCACAAGGTTCTCTATGCCCACAGCATTGACACCATATTTCCTGATTGTTGCCTCTGTGTTTCCACCAATAGGCAACAGGCTTGAAACAGTGTTTATATGCCCATTTGATAATCGATTCCCGCACCGGAGGCAGAGATTCGGCATATTCCACAAGCATCTTATCTATTTTGCTTCTCGGTTTCATATCCGGCCTCCTATTCAAAAGAAAAAAGTAAATTGTCGTTTCCCATTTCTTTTTTTCTGCGTTCCTCTTCAGCAATTTTGCGTTTACGTATTGCTTCCTGGCGCTTTTTCTCCTCAGCCATTTTATTTTCAATCTCTTTTTCTTTAAGGCGACGCAAGGCCTCTTCCTTGGCTTCTTCTTTTTCTTTATCCGTAAGCTCTCTCGTTACGACAACGCTGCATGATGGGACATTTGTCGGGGCTTTAATGTCGTCCTCGTCGAAGAAATGCACCGCAAGGCCATAAACATAATCGTCTGTACAGGCCGCATCATTCCCTTTACAATTTTTTTTAACCTCAGCAATGATATATTTGCAGCAATCTTGAATGGTTTTTCCACCTGTTTTGTACTTTTCCGCAAAAACCGAATCGTTTTCTGCCTTTTCATCAAGGAATACCTTGATCGTTTTTTCAAACATATTTTCCATAACTGTTATTTTGGTTTATAAATATTTACGCTTAAAATGGGCAATCATCAATGTTGGTGGAATCGTCAAAATCAAAGACCGCCGCTGCTTCTGCTTCCTCCTGCCTCCGCTTCATTTCCTCCATGAGATGATTGCTATTGTCCCACACGGGGTCTATGCCGCCCATATAGGGCGAATACCGCCCGTTGTTGATGTTGTACTTGAACTGCGCCATGCCGCACTCTCCGAGATGCCGGAATTTTACCTTCTGAATGTGCACCTCCGTTGTGTTCTCAATGCGGTTGCGGTGTATCACGATACCGAAATCCGCCTTGTTGTAGAAGTTCGCCGAGCCGCTGATGTCGTATAGGGTAGGGGCCTCGATGACCCCGTCCTTGTTTTTCGGGAGCTTTGTTGGGTGCGCCATGAGGATAACCAGCAGGTCATTCTGCTGCGCGAAGTTGGTAAGACGGTCGAGGGTCTCGCTGATATACTGCGTCTCGTTTTGCCGTCCCTGTTCGTTCTCCAGCCGGTTGTACGGGTCGATGACCAGAGCCTTGATACCTTTGCGGCGCACGAGGGACTTCGCCTTGTCGAGTATGGTCTCCAGTCGGAAGTCGTTGTGGGGGCTGATGAAGTAGAAATTCGTTTCGAGGTGTTCCTTGACCTGACGGTATTCCCCGTAGGAGAGGTGCTGTTTGTCGAAGTGCTTGCCCGTGAACTTCTCGATGAGCTTCGAGGCATGGTATGCGAGCGGGGCGTTCTCCGGACTGAAGTAGGCGAAGCGCCAGCCGTAGCGCATGTTCAACCGCTCGGCAATCTCGTCGATGAACTCCGATTTGCCGCTTCCTGGTATGCCCGTCACCACGCAAAGACGTTTGGTCTCGAAACTACACAGACGGTCGAAATTCTCGTGGCCGATGGTGACTCCCTTCTGCATCCCGTGCTCAAATAGCGCGTCGAGGGAATCCTCGAAGTCCGAGACGGTGAACACTCCTTCAATTTTCATTTCGGGAGCATCAGCGAGGCATTTCAACAGGCTCTCCCTTCCATACTTCATCAGGTGTTCGTTGGCGTCCTTGCACCCATCGCCGTACTCCAGTACCCGGCAGCGTTCCGGCCCGAAGCGGCGCAACAGTTCGTCCCGCAAGGCCACGCCCTTGGTGTCGGTGTCCGAGGCGATGTATATTGTCTCCTTGTCATCGAAATACTCCTCAATGTAGTCATCGAGGTAGGAAAGGTTGGCGTTCGCCCCGTTCGGCACGCTGATAACGTCCTTGCGCCCGCACTCGATGAACGATAGGGCATCCATCTCGCCCTCCGTGATGATACATTCTTTGCAACCCTTTATAGCGTCGATGTTGTACGGGAGGAGCTCCGCTCCGGACACGAGCTTGAAGCACTTGTCGCCCGTGCGGAACTTCGTGTTCACGAGCTGCCCGTTGTGGTAGTAGTTGAACTGCACAGTGTTCGCTTGCCCGTTCTTCTGCGGCATCCACTCCATACCTTCCGTTACCTTCATCTCCGCCAGCGTCCGCTCGCTGATGCCTCGCCCGGCAAACCATGCGAGAGCCTTTTCGCTCAACGCCGTGTTGCCGGTCTTCGCTGGCTTCTTGTATGCGGGCTTCGACCTCCGGAGCGGTGCGGGGTTATAGAACGGCTTCCTCCACTCCTCTTGATCCCGTTCCGCTGCGCAGCCGCTGTACCCGCAGTAGTGGCATAGGAACATTCCCGTCGAGAGGTCGCACGATAGGCTCTTGTCGCGCTTGTCATGCCGCTGGTCGCGGCACTGCGGGCAATGTACCTTGATGTTACCCGATGTGCGCCCGTAGGGTATTTCTATGCCGTACTTGTTCCAGTCCATCCGTGTCATAGCAGTATCCATTGATTCGTTGAACTGTTCCAGCAGTGACGTTCGCTCGGGCGGGGAGGCGCATCATTGGGGATTGTGGCCTTTCCTGTGCCGTATGTGCGCCGTCCTGTGTTATCGATGTATTCACCTATCCCGAGTGTAACTTCGGGCTGTTGTGCGCCCTTTCTGCTCCCTCTGTGGTTGCTGTAGTTGCCCTCTAAGACTTTGACCCAATTTTTCGGGCTGTCGAACAGCCAATCGAATGTCGCCGTCCAGCCCTTGTCATTCCTGCCTTTGAGGAAGTCCGATGCCGCCACTTCCTCAAATATCGCCTCAATGGTCGGCATCCATGCCTCACGATTTCCTATCTCCTTGAGGCGTGCCTTGATTTTCTGCTTTCTCGCCTCCGAAAGTTTGAGTACTTTCGGCAAATATGCCCCACAGATTGAGTTCCACTTATCGGCAATATCCTGATAAGGATATCTTATTTCTTCTCTCTTTTCCTCTCCTTTACTCTCCTCTCCTTTACTATGTTGTTTTGTGTTGCCGCTTGTGTTAGATTCATCGGTTTTTACAGGGTTTTGGCTCGCCATAACTCTGCCATTACTCGTAATATTTGTGTTTTGCTCCTCCGAAATGCGCTTCCGTTCACGGTTTGCGATTAAAGAGGATAGCCGTTGCTGGTGGGCCTGGGAAATGAGTTTATTCCCAACCCGCTGCAACAGTCCGATTTTTACGCAGTATTCAACAATCTCGGTCAGCTCGCTAACCGATACGTCATAATCCGCCGCAAGGAGTTCAATGTTTATTTCCTCCCACTCAATCTCGAAAAAATCGCTGTCGGTGAGTGTTTCTAACAGGTAATTCCATACGGCATACCCTGTGTGGGAAAATTTACGGCGTAGTGCCTTTATTTTCACGTCATTACGCATATCGGCGTCGTGAGTGAAATAATCCGCATTATTTTTCTTGGGTCTTGCCATATCGCTAATTGTTAAGTGTCGCTATGAGTGATTGTCGGAGCTTCTCGTTGCGGGCGTTCCACTCGAATGTCCGTAGCATCCACTGGCGGTAGTTCAACGGAATGTCCGCCAGTCGCTCGCCCTTGTACTTGCCGAAAGGCATTGTTGCGATGGGCTGCTCCGCCTTTGCGTCGATGTGCGCCGTGTCTTCCCGGGTTATCTTCCCGATATCCGTTATCGGTATGCCGCTCAACAAGCGGCCGCCAGATCCGAACATACGCCATATTCGGCCCTTTTCGAACGTGATGTCTTCGACACGTCCGAAGCGGCTGACGTTGCCTCCAAGGTCGATTATCAGAGCGTCCTCCTTGTCCCTGTCGATACGGGTGGCGCGTCCGATGATCTGATAGTAAAGAGCTATCGAGGCAGTAGATATGCCGAGGATGATGCAGTCGATGCCCGTATAGTCGAAGCCGGTCGAGAGCACCCGCACGTTGAAAATAACCCGTATTCTGCCCGCCTTGAATCCCTCGATTATGCTTGTCCTTTCCGCTGCGTTCATGTCGCCGTAAATCACGGCAGAACCGCTGTACCGGGCGGATAGGTTTATGGCGTCCTGTACTGACGGGCAAAAGACGAGGATGTGCTGCCTGTCCGTGTGGTTGTCGAGGGCTTCGACGATGCCCTGTGCTCCGCCGTTGGCGTTGTACGCCCGCAAGACGCTCTCCTCTGTGAACTCCGACTTGGAAGTGTTGTAGACCAACAGGCTTCCGTCGAAGTCCGCCGCCTCGTAGCGGAGCCTGCTCCAGTAGCCGAGTTCGACCATCTCCTGCACTTGTCCTACATGGATTATCTCCTTGAAGAAATTTCCTTTCTTGCTCCGAGAGGTCAGCATCACGAGCTTCGAATAGGTGCTGCCGCTCTGATCGTAGTTCTGCTGGAGCTTCACGGGCGTGGCCGTTATACCGAGGACGTGTGTTATGCCCGAATCCCGCAGGAACTTCCCCAACATGCTGTCAGCCTCCCTGGGGTAGAGGTGTGCCTCGTCGATAAGCATCTTCGTAAAGCCCATCTCCCGGAACTTCTCCCCGAGATTCTTTATCGATCCGATCGTGGCGTATGTCACCTGTGCTATTTCCTTGCGGCGGAACGATGCCGAATATATCCCCGCATTTACCGCCATGCCGTCACATAGGGCGTAGTATTTCCTGATGTTCTGTTCCAGCAATTCCTTCGACGGCTGGAGCACCAGCAGCTTGTCCTTGCAGTTCCGCGCGACATAGGCTGTCAGTATTGATTTTCCCCATGCCGTAGGCAGAACTATGAGGCTCGGCTTAGGCTTCGCCTCGTTAAAGAATCCGATGGCCTTCTGTATGGGGACGGTTTGGTTTGACCGTAACTGTATCATTGCCGTGTGTAAAAAAGGAAGCCGTAGGCAGGGCTAACCACGCATAACAGCAGCGTCGGGCTTCCTTTCGGTCTGCCCACCCGTTTACGGCTTCCGTATGATATCCAATGATGAATCCCATCTCTGTTTTGTTTCGGTTATCGCAAAATTAAGCCGATTATTTAATAATCACCTTAATTCGTGGGGATTTTTACATTTCTCGCGCAATTCGGAAGCTGGAAATTCGGCCTTTGCGATCAGTTGGCGGCGCAGAATCTTTGCCCGTCGCACGACGTTGTTTGCCCGTGTGCCTTTGTCCTTGCGGTCGGCGTAAGCCTCGCAAAGCAGATCTATGTAGCGCAAGATGTCGTCCCGCTGGCTGTTGGATATGGCTATCATGTTCCGTTCCTCCGATTGTGTGGTTGATGTCTGTTTGTTGTCATTTGAGCAGGAAACGCCGTGTTCCTGCTACAGTCTTGGTATACTCCCGCGCGAGGTCGGGATGGTCCGCCGTGAACGCCTTGGCGTCGAACTTCTCACTGTCCTTGGCGGCCTTCCATGTGGCGAGGGTCTGCCCCTCGTAGCTTATGGCCTCGGCGTCTCCGAAGCCGAGCTTCAGGCGTTCCTCCAACGCCTCCTTCTCCTTGTCGAGAGCGGCCATGTCCCTTCGGATTTCCTTCAGCCGGGTGTATGCCTCGAACACCTCCTCGCTCACCTCGGCGATCTTGCCGTCCGTGTGGCGGTTGTATTTCAGCAGCACGTCCTGTACCGATACGGCGGCGGGCTCCTTTTTCCCGAGGATGTTGTCCGTCCAGAACCTTTCCACCTCCTCGACGAGCCATCCGTAGAAGTCGGGTACGATGGCGAGGTCGCGGTAGCCGAACTCCCGGCCCTGTGTAAGCCAAGCGATGCTCCCCGTTGTCAGCTCTGCACCCCCGAGCTGATATTGAACCTGACAGAACCAGTGCTTAGGGAGGTCGTCCCCGTCGATAGCCATCTGTGTGGTCTTGCATTCGAGGATGCCCTTGTTGTCGCTGTTATGCTTCATGCCCTCCAGCCAGTATGTACGGTCGGGCGATACCTGAATGTAGGGGCGTTCGTTATTGCGGATGATCCAGTCACCCGTCGAACGCTTGATGACCTCGCGTCCCGTCGCGTCCTGCCAGAACTGCGACACGGCATCTTCGAGGTAGTGCCCGGCCTTCATGGCGAAGGTCTCCTCCTTGGGGGCGTCGAGCCCCATCTTGCGTCTCCATAATTGGTAGGGGGTTTCCCAAGGGTTCAGCCCCACGATGGTGGCCACCTCGCTGCTGCCTATTCCCGACTTGCGATATTCGAGCCATTCGGCCCGGTTTTTCGGTCTGATTACTGTTGTACTCATGGTCTTGCTGTTTTTACGGTTATCTGTCGTTTTGGTCTGTCGTCCCAACCTTCTTGCGAATGAGATAGAAGTCGGCCCATAGGTCGGCGAATTGTCTGCCGCAGTAGACGGCCAGCGTGTCGCTTTTCAAGCAAAGGCGAGAGCCGATGGGCGCAGCCGTAAGCGAGGGGGCGCTATACGAAAGCGCAGAGGCGAAGCCCGCATACGCACCGTGACCCGCAGCACCGCCGAACAGGACAATGTCCTTTCGCTCATCCTCGCTCATACGGTCGATCTCATCTTTGGTGTAGAGCCACAGATATGGGTAGAAGCGGTACTCGTCCTCCGTAAACTGTGGTTCCCATCCTTCGTTCAATGCGGCGCAGATGATGCGCAGTTTCAGATAGGCCAAAAGGTCTCCGCTTGTAATCTTTGAAGCACCATCAAGGTAACTGTCGAAAATATCGTTGTACTGTACGACCATCGGGTGGCATTCTCCGAGTTCATCTAATGCGTCATCAAAGGTTTTGATGCGCTCCGTGATGTCCCTGGGCTTGAAAGTCTCCGCCCCAAATAGCTGCTCCAGCACCTTCATCGTGCTGTCTGCTCCAGCCTCGCGTGCCGTGGCGTATGCTGCGAGGATGTTCTCCTTTTTGATCTCAATCTTTTCCATTCTGTTGTGATTTTAATGGGTTGTTACTTGTTATCCTTGATTTCGCCTGTTTCGGCGTCCACTCCGGCGGGAACTGATGCGGTCGTTGGTGCTGCTCCTGTCGCCTGTGCCATGGCTGCTGCGGCCCTGTCCTGCGCCGTCTCGGCCTTCTTCTTGGCTGCTGCTTCCTGCCGGGCTTCGGCAGCAGGGTTGATGAATGTCTCCTGCACTGTCGTCGTGCCCTCGTTGATTGCTGTGAGTGTTGCTTTCAGCTCGAAAAGCCGCTCCTTATCGATTTCTGCCACGCTGCGGATGCCGAGGTAATCGCAGAGCATCTTCTCCGTCACGCCGCGCTTGGCGTAGTTGGCGATGCAGTTCTGTCGTGCCGTCTCCACGTCGATAGACTGCCCGAGGGCCACCAGCTTTACCTCGTTGATGACCTTCTTCGTCACGGCCTTCGGAATGACGGCCAGCACGGCGTTGCGGAAGGCGATGGATGCGGCGGCATTTCCTGTCACGACCTGCATGTCCTCCGAGTAGGGTTTCCCGTACTTGTCTGTGATGCGGCGCTTGACCTCCTTGCTCACGGCAAAGTTCGTTTCGAGGTCATGGCATACGGCTTGTGCCGTTATCATGCGCCCGTCGTTGCCGATGATGCGCGTCTGCACGCGGAGATTCCCCCACGCCCCGGCGATGATTTCCGCCATGCGCACCGATAGCCCCTCGATGACGCTTGTCTTGCCGTCTGCGCCTTTGCGCCTCAGGACGTAGAAGCAGTCCTCCGCCGTCTCGCGGTCCATCGTGGCGTAGGTCGCAATCTTGTTCAGGGTAGTGTTCAGGTCACGCGGGTACTGCTTGGCGGTGGCTACCTGTATGTCCACCTCCGCTCGGTTGATTGCCTGAAGCATGTCTGCCTGCTTCACTTCGATAATCTCGTTCATGTCTGTTATTGTTGATTATGCGGGGTCTGACAGCTTTCCCCATTGCTTTTGTCGTCCGATAGGAAGTAGCGCGAGTACCGGACGGTCTTGCCGGTTATCCGGCTCACGCTCTCCTCGATGCGCTTGGCTATGTGCATCCCTTCGCGTCGAAGGTCGCGGATGCGAGATGCCAGCCGGTAGCATCCGAAGTCCCGCAGGGCTTCAAGTGGCGTTATCGAGCCGCCTTCAGTAAGCCGTCTGCGGATGAGGTTCTTGTGAGTGTTTGAGTTTGTGTCGGCCATGGTCATTATTGTTTCTTGTAGGTTGATACATAGGTTGCCGCCTCGCTCCTGATTTCCCGGTTGGTCTTCACCTGCCGTTCGAGGAGCCACTCTTCGAGTTCGGTTTTCCGGAAGTAGAGCTTACGATTCTTTTTGTAGTGGGGGATGGCTCTCCGGCTCGTTAGATTGTAGATGTGGCTCTCACTGTATCCAGTGAACGCCGCTGCCTCCGTGATGTCGAGTACCGTCTTCGAACTGATGAGTGTCAGCCGCTCGATGCGGTCGAGCCTGTTGTTGATGTCTTCCATGTTGCTCATATCTCTTCGTCCTTCATTTCTTCGTAAAGTTTCTTCGGAAGCATTCCCCGCTTATCAAGGCGTTTCCCGGCGAGAACGCAAAGCCCGATAACTACCATCGCGCCCAGCTTGTAGAGGCAGAATGTTCCGAACGGCATATCGTCACTCTCTCCTGCCAGAACCATAAAGGCAAAGAATCCGATGCCGAACAACGTGTAGAACAACACCCATTTGCCCAGTTCCGATAGCCTGTTATTTGTTGCTTTCATCGCCTTTCCAGTTGTTTGTCCCAATTCGTATGATTTCCTGATACTGCGTCAGCAGTTTTATCAGCCGCCTGTTTTCCGATGCGAGCGTTCTGTTTGCTCTTTCAAGTTCCTGCGTATAGCGTTCAGGTGTCTGCCCCGTCCGTCTTACAGAGACTTCCACTTCTCCGATTTCAGGCTTGAGCTCGTCGTCGATGTTTATCTCGACCGATATTTTCTTCTGATGCGTCAGAGTGTCAGTCGACTTCTCCCGTACCGTCAATTTCGAGGTCTTCTGTCGTTTCGCAGCCCTTCGTTCCCAATATCTTTCCTGGTACTTTTTGTCGTACAGGTACTTCTCATGGCGGGCGGCTGCGCTCAAATTCATCGTACTCATATCCGTTTTTCCTCCGCTTTCAGACGTTTCTCGACACGCTTCCGGATGACGTATATTGTCCCTTCGGATTCAATGCCGTACTTCTTCATCAGGTACTTGTTCACCTCCGTCTTGCTCTGGCCCTTGACGGCGACGAGGCTGTTGTACTCGGTGTAGATGGCGATGTCCCGCTTCTCCCGCCGCTCCTGCCCCATTGTCTGTTTTCTGATTTCAGCCATACTCTTGAAATTTATTCCGGTTTTACTTATTGGTTTATTTCCGATTTTATTTATTATTTCATATCTTTGTGCGGTTACTCAACCGTAACACGATGCAAATATAAACAAAGTTTCGATATTGCGGACTTTTATCGACACAAAATTTCGGAAAAATTTTAAGAGGTTACGTTATATGTCTGATATTCAAAGAATTAAAAAAGTAATTAACTGGCTGATATTTCAGGAGGTGGCAGAGAGCGAAAAGCAGCTCGCAGACCTGTTGGGGTATACCAAATCCTCGTTTTCGCAGATTGTGAACGGAAAAGTGCCGCTATCCGAGAAGTTTGTCAAGAAGCTTTGCGGGTTGGATGAAAATATAAACGAAGTTTGGGTATTTAAAGGTGAGGGTTCGATGTTTAAGAATAATCCGAACGGTTTACAGATGGTCGAAATACCCCGCGAAGCATGGAGCGTAATACAGACGCAGGCCGAGAGCTTATCCGCCCGGGACAGACAGATAGACGAACTTATCGGACTGCTGAAAGATCAGCTCCGAGAAAGCAAAAAAACGGATGTCCGGCAGGGCGGCAGTGTAACCTCTGCCGTTGCAGGATGACCTTCATAGGCAAAATCCCCCTATACTTATATGGAAATGAAAGACCGGTTACAGGAGATAATGGAATACAAGACGGGCGGCAAACAGACCCCGTTTGCAAAGATGCTGGGTTGGACACCGCAGTATCTGAAAAAGCTGTTGAGCGGCGGTAATTTCGGTCTGCAACCTGTCATCACGCTGCTTGCCGCCTTCCCTGAGATAGATGCCCGTTGGCTGCTACTCGGTGAAGGACGGATGCTTTCTCCAGGAGCGTACACGGGCATACGGCAGGAGATGTACGCCCACATACAGGGAGTGCTCGAATTGGAAAGATTCCTACCATACATGAATCCGAACGAGCTGCACGAGTTCGAACAGTCCGTTGTCATGGGCAAAGTTCCTGTTTTCAGCCCCGATACGGTCGCCGGATGGCAGGGACGAGCAGACGAACACGAAAAGGAAATGAACGTGAAATTCGCCACCGCAAGCGGGAAATCTGACGATTTATGCAGACAGAAGAAAGCAAAATGATAACGAAGCGGTTCTTCGAGGCTCTGTACGAGTTGAAGCATCGCCGCATAATACGGGGCAAGCAGACATTTACTACCCGATACGGGATAAACCGTTGGAATCTGAACGCCCTCGAAACTGGCAAGTCGTCACAGATCAGCGTCCAGCTCGACTGGCTGGTATTCCTTGTCCGTGACTATGGTATATCCGCCCGTTGGCTACTGACGGGCGACGGAGATATGTTCGCCCGCACAAATCCGATTTCCGTGAAGCCCTAA